ACCCGGTCCGTAGCCGGCACCCGGTCCGTAGCCGGCACCCGGTCCGTAGCCGGCACCCTGTCCGTAGCCGGCACCCGGTCCGGTTTTACCTCTGCCGCCACCGCTGTTTCTCACTGAACCAGGTATGACTGGTCTTCTCGGAGGGAAACCCTTACCTTTGGATCTACGTTCAGCATTCAGGTACTTTCTCGCTTTGCTGAGGTTTGAATTTATATTGGTATTTATGCCTCTCAAAAACATAGTCACATTTGAAATGTTTCTGTTGGCATTTGACAAACTGACGTTGGTCCCGTATAACTTTTTGATGACGATGCGAATTTCACGTTTAATTCTGAGTTTTTTGTTTGTGTCCGATGTACTCGTGTATAGTTTATGTAACTGTTGAAGACGTGCGAAACGATTTGTTATGTTCAGGGCTTTGTTGATGTTATTCTTGTTGTTGTTTTTCGATGGAGACTTGTTGTTGTTCGCTATAGAAATACCAATTGCCCGAAGGAGTTGCTTCGTTGATCTAATCTTAAGTTCAACTATGCGAAGACGTGTCTTTGAGTTTGCATTGTTCTTTATTTTAAGTGATTCTCTTTCTTCCATGAGATTTACGAGTTGATCCATGAGTTCTTTCTTCTCCGCTTGAGTCAAATTGGCAGAGGATGATTTCTGCGCCATCATGTTTTTGAGGTGCTGAAGAAGGGAGGCATTCATCGACGGCGGAGCCGTCTTCATGAACTGTGCGAGGATAGCTGCTGTGTTCGCCCCCCCTCCACCGACCGTGATAGTCGGATTAAATGTTACGGCACCTCCGGTTGCACTCGACGATCCACCGGCACCCCCGGTCGCGCTCGACGATCCACCGGCACCTCCGGTTGCACTCACATTGAGTTTCATATTATTACCCGGTATTTTGTTTGGCGCAGGCCCGGGCCTGGGAACCTTGTTTTTGATCGCCCCCGTGATGGTCGCCGTCACGTGAGCAGTGAACGCATTGAACGCAGCCTTTCTGGCGTTTGCCGCCGCCCTGTTTGCATTTGCTCGCGCCCTGTTTGCTGCAGCCTGTGCAGCCGCGTTATTGCTTTCGCGAGCCTTTTTTTCAGCGGCTGCCGCCCGTGCTTCTGCCGCATTTGCCCTTGCAGTCGCTGCCGCCGCCGCTTCATTCGCCTTGGCCTTGTTCGCTGCAGCCTTGTTCGCAGCTGCTTTGTTTGCCACAGACTCTTCTGCACGAGAACGTGCAATGGCCTCGGCTTGGGTAGCTCTTTGTGTCGCTAGTTGAACAGCTGCTTTGTTCGCATTCGATTGTTGACGTAGGTTTCTGATATGCGCATTGTGAGCCGCATTAGCATTTGCACGAGCTTTTCTTTCCTCAGTCAAAGCAGCATTTACTGCAGCTTTTGCGTCTAACGCTTCTCTTGAACCAGCTTCCGCTTGAGAAAGTCTTGATTGTAGTTGACTAACTTGCCGTGCAGCTTCTACTTGTGCGGCTTCCTTTTCGGCATTTTTACGTGCAGCGTTGTTTCTAGCGGCTCTGATAGCAGCGTTTGTCTGTTCTCTCTGTTTATCGAGAAGACGAGAAAGTTCTTGGCGTGCTGCTTCAGTTCGAGCGTGGGCTTTTTCTGCAGCATTCTTCCCCGCCGCTGATCCTTGTGCGTTTAGTTTTGCAGCTGCTTCAGCCTCCGATGCTCTTGAAAGCAATGCTCTAGCAGCGTTACGGTCTCTTTCAAGTTCTGCATGTCTCTGTTTTGCCAAAGCTATTTCAGCTCGGTGCGCAGCTGCATTTCTCTCACTCTGTGATTTTGAATTTTGAATCTGCGCTCGTGCAGCGTTGAGCTCTGTCTGGGCTGCTCGTGCTCGAGCGTTCGAAGCGGCTGCGTTGTTACGTGCTTGTGTCGCTGCTCGGGTCGCGGCATTTTTTTGCAGCACGAGAGCGGATCTGTTCGCCTTCGTCTGTCCATGTGCGGCTCTTTCTGCTTTGAGCGCTGCGTTTTTTGCAGCTGATTCTCTCTTTGCAGCGGCATTTGCCGCCTCACGTGCGGCTCGTTCTCTGTTTGCATTTCCACGGGCATTTGCAAGAGCGTTCAATGCCTCGACACGTTCAATGCGTGCTCGGGTTTCAGCCTCGCGCGCCCGTGCTGCCTCAGACGCATGTTCATTCGCTTTTGCAAGAGCAGCCGCTTCAGCCGAACCTGAACGTGCGGCTTCAGCCTTGTGTTTGTTGGTATTCGCACGTGCCGCATTTACCGCTCTTGTTGCTGCGTTGAGTTGACTCTTTGCGAGTGACTTGGCGAAATTGAGTTGCGTTTTGAATCTCGCCGCCTCTTTGGAAGCTGCGTTTCGAGCAGCTGCTACATTTCTTCCGGACGCCTCTGCGGCTGCAAGTTTGGCATTCGCGGCTGCGACCGCTGCAGCTGCCTCTGTAGCTCTCGCAGTCGCTTCAGCCGCCTTTGCCCTTTCTTTAGCCACTTGCTCAGCGGCGCTCGCCGCTGCGGCATTAGTTCCTGCACGTGAGGCTGCTTGTACTGCGGCTAGAGCAGCCGCATACCCTTTGGCGGCGGCATTCGCTTCTGCTTTGGCGGCAGCCGCATTTTCTCTGGCTCGTTGAGCAGCGGCGTTTGATTCGGCTTTTTCTCGGGCGACTTTCGCTGCTTTCATTTTTTCACTTGCCGCTTCTGCTTTGGCGGCAGCTGTATTATACTGGGCTCGGCGAGCAGCAACGTTGGCGGCGTTGGCTGCTTTCCCGAGTTTCGCCCCGAGCTTCCAGTGACCTACAGCCTTTGAACGTACAAGATTTCTTGATGCGCTGTTTTGTGCTCTTTTCAAATTCAAATTTTTACTTCGAAGTAAGCCTTGTATTCTTGTTAGTTCGCGGTTAGACGCTGCTTTTTGTTCCGACAATTTCAGTTGTGCCTCTTGTAATTCTTCGTACTCATCTTCAATTTGCTGTTTGAGTTTTACTTCTGAAGCATGGGCATTTCTGTAAGCCGCGGACGTCCTGTTTGACGCTTCAGCTCTTTTGTGAGCAGCCTCTGATTTTGCTTTCAACCGCTCTAGTTCGTTTTGAAGCTCTGTCACTTTACGTGCCGCTTTTCGTTGCTCTTCGGCTGCAGCCTCTGTCACTGCAGCTCGTTCGCGACGAAGACGTTCGATATTAACAGCGGACGGAGCGTTACCAGTTCGCAAAGAAGATGCAAATTTAGATGGGTTATTAACCCTCACGGGTCTTGTTGGTAGGTTTTGCCCATAGCCCCGTCCGAAAGCCATTCACTACAAGAGACCAAGAAAATATGTGATGCGCCCCCCAAGATTTCGACTGGTCACAGACCGTTATCCAAAAACAACCATGCCTCTTACCCTCCTTCCCCCATTCCAGCCCGCTGGTGTCAAGTGGCTCCTGGAACGCGAGAATGACGACGGAGTTCGTGGTGGTTTCCTGTGCGACGAGATGGGTATCGGCAAGACGGCTCAGCTGGTGGGGATGATGTGCCGCAACCCACTCCCCAAGACGCTCATCGTGGTCCCCAAGTCAATCGTAGGCCAGTGGCGTAATGAGATTGAAAAGTTTACAGACAAGCAGATGCCTGTTCGTATGTTTGACGGACCGAACCGTCTGGAGCGTATCGGTGACCTGACTAATTTTGAGGGTGTTGTCCTGGCTCCGTACTCGGTCATGAATGCTCACAGTCTTTTGCACGATTACAAGTGGGACCGCCTGATCCTGGATGAAGGGCACGAGATTCGCAACTCGAAAACCAAGGTGCATCGGTGTCTGGCGGCTCTGGACGCAGGTATCAAGTGGGTCGTGTCCGGTACACCGGTCTTCAACTCGATGAAGGATTTTGTATCACTGTGTTCGTTTGTCGGTCTGACGCGTGGGGATGTCCTCCGGGACTATGAGAAAATCCGCCAAAAGTACGTTCTTCGTCGTACGAAGGAATCCAAGTCTGCAGTGGACACCATCGAGCTGGACATGTACCCCGAGGAGCAGCAGCTGTACACCAAGGCGTTCCAGTACGGTCAGGGGCTTCTGGACAGTACGGACAATGCGATCATCATGCTGGAGGGTATCCTGCGACTCAGACAAGTGATGACGTGGCCACAGCTTTTCACGGACGGCCTCGCGATCAAGGAGAATACGGATCCCGAGCTGTACACTGGGCGTTCGAAGAAACACGAGGTGCTGATGCAGTCGATCGAGTCCCACCCCGACGAAAAGGCGTTGGTGTTTACGCAGTTTACGGTTGAGACGGACCGCATCCAGGAGATGTTGACCGAACGCGGCATCCCGACCTTTCGGATAGATGGCCACGTCACGGACAAGGAGGAGCGTGAGATTCGAATCGAACAGTTCCGGAAAGCCCCGGCGAACGCAGTGTTTCTTATCCAGATTCGGGCGGGTGGTGTCGGTCTGAACTTACAGGAGGCGTCCCGTGTGTACATTACGAGTCCGGCGTGGAATCCAGCGACGGAGTTGCAGGCGATTGGGCGGGCGGATCGGACGGGGCAGAAGCGTACGGTACACGTCACGCGTATGGTGTACCGTACGTTTCCGGGGGTGAATTCGATCGAGGAGTTTATGATGGACTTGCACGACAAGAAGTCGAACATCGTCGCGGACATTCTGGGCGGGCAGAAGAAGGGAGGGTCTTCGGATCTCACGATGCGGACCATTGCCAAGATTTTCTCGGTCTAAAACCACAACGGGCGGTGCCCGTTGATTGTCACGCATGCGGACAACGGGCACTGCGTGCCCCTTGGACTAAACTGCTAAGATTTTCTCGGTTTAATGTAGATATGGCTTCTCGTGCACTTGTCCTTCACAAGAAAGAACCAGCGACAGCAGGCGGTCTCACGTCCAAAAAACTCACAGTGTCTAAATCGAGCGGCGAAATTGTCAGCAAGGCAAAGGCGAAGCAAGGCAAGGAGAGCACGTGGGCAATCGATACGCGTCTGTGCCGCAAGGATCTCAAGCTCACGGGCATGGTCCTTTTCAATGTAGGCAAGGATGGCAAGGCACTGTACGCATGCGTCAAGGACCGACAGGCGAAGAGAATTTCTTGAGGTATATAAAGATGCCTCACCTGACCAAGCAGCAGAAGGATGTCTCCAAGCGCGGCAAGGCGCTCAAGTTTTGCTATAAGAAACTCGGCCTTGAGGGTTTCGTGCCCGCCACCAAAGGCTCCGTCCTCGATGCATGCATCGAGGCGAAGCTGTCCAAGAAGTAAATTCCTTTCCGTCGAAGACGGAAAGTCCGTCGCGAAGCGTCATGGACAACGGGCACTCCGTGCCCCTTGGAAAACAAATCTCAGCCTATAGAAATGCCCAACTACGTCCCAACGAAGTTCTATGCTTCCGCAGGCAAGCGCCTGTTCAAGTCCAAGAAGACCGGTAAGCTGTTCGTGCGTCGTTCCGACGGCGCTCGCAGCTACCGCTCCAGTGGTATCCAGGTGAGCCACATGGACACTGCCCACGGCAAGCGCGTCGTGCGCAAGCACCACAAGTCCGTGCCCTACGGCATGAAGCCCATAGCCAAGTACGTTTCCCCCATGCGTTCATCGTACAACAGCATGATGATGTCCATGTACCGTCCCCGTCGTTAAGTCCAAGTCGCGAAGCGACTTGTCCGCCGCGCAGCGGCCGGCACACAACGGGCTTTCAGCCCGTTGGCCTAAATGAATGCAAACCCCTTCAACGCGTCACCATCCGTAACATCACACTTTGATTCAACAGCCGCAGGACCGGTTCGCTTGCGAATAACCACCTGGTGCGCGCGTACAATCAGACCGTACACATCCTGAAAAAAATAAATACCCGAAACCTCAACGATACAGCTTAGAACATCCCCCTTGAGGGTCCCTTCTTCGATGGCAGGAAACACACTCTTCCTCTGCTCATCAAAGAAATGCGTCAGCGGGTCCACCTTGATTCGGAGTCCGTTGTCTTTTACGTTTGAACGAAACGGCGTAGAACCAGCTGCAATCTCCTCCAGTGTCTCCGTCCACCACGTGCAAAAATCGGGTGGCATTTCGAGCGTCATGGATTTGAAATCCGAAATACCGTTGTACATGACGCGTCCGGTGGGAATCTGAAAGCGAAGCACGGACCCATCAGCCTGCGTCACTTTCGTCCCCCCTCCACGCTTTCCAGCAAAGACGAGCGTTGACGTATCAACGTCAGACCACTTCATAGAATTAATGTCAGCTATTTCTATAGATGGATTTCTACACGAGTCTATTTTGGCTCGGTTTCATCACTCTGCTCCTCGCACACATTCAGCTGCTTCGTCAGACGGCGACTCGTCAACACGCCGTGGTCTCATTGACAGGTCTCGCATTCATGTTTGTAGGATCAAAAATCGGTCGCGAATTCCTCGGTATCTCAGCCTGAGCACATGAGACACCCCTCCGGATTCGCCAATGAACATGCAAGTACCTCCTCCTCTGTAGGTACGACGGACGACAACGATAGTGCAGTTGGAGTGATTGTGACTTGCTGCGGCTTTGCTTTCGCTCGTGTTCTTAAATAATAACAACCTGTTTTGAGACCTCGGCGGAACCCGTAGAAGTGCATCGATGACAGCTTTGCTACGGATGGATTCTCCATGAAAATGTTCAGCGACTGTGACTGGTCGATGTACGCCCCACGGTCCGCCGCCATGTCCAGGATACTCTTCTGTGGAATCTCCCAGACGGTCCGGTACACGACCTTCAACTCGTCCGGGATGTCCAGTTGCTGGACGCTCCCACCGGCTCGGATAATCTCATTCTTAATCTGTGGGTTCCACATTCCGAGCTTCTGTAGATCCTTGACAAGGTGTTTGTTCACCATGACAAACTCGCCAGCCAGGGTCCGACGCAGGTAGATGTTGGTCGTGTACGGCTCGAACGCCTCGTTGTTCCCCATAATCTGTGCCGTCGACGCGGTCGGCATCGGTGCGATGAGCAACGAGTTGCGCAGGCCGTGTTTAGCAATCCGCTCTTTGTGAGTATCAAATGCGTGATCCTCCTTGTCCCAGAGGTCAAACTGAAGCAAGCCCTGAGACGCTGGTGAACCCTGAAACGTCTCGTACGGTCCCTCTTCCTCGGCGAGCGTGAAAGACTCCCACACCGCCTGCATGTAGATGCACCTGAAGATGCTCGTGTTGAGTTCACGAGCCTTGGGCCCATCGAACGACAGACCGAGCATCATGAACACGTCCGCCAGACCCTGGACCCCGATACCGATGGGACGGTGACGCATGTTTGACTTGCGTGCCGCATCGGTCGGGTAGTAATTCTTGTCGATGACCCGGTTCAGGTTGCGTGTCACGATGCGAGCCACCTTACCCAACATTGACGTGTCGAACTCACCGTTCTTCACAAACGCAGGGAGGCAGATACTGGCTAGGTTGCATACTGCCGTCTCGTCCGGACCACTGACCTCGACAATTTCAGTGCACAAATTGCTCGACTTGACGACACCGATGTTTGCCTGGTTCGACTTTCTGTTCACCGAATCCTTGTAGCACATGTACGGCGTCCCAGTCTCAATCTGCGACTTGAGCATCGCATCCCAGATTGTACGCGCCTTGACCACGCGTTTGTAGCGTCCCTGAGCCACATACGTCCGGTACAACTCGTTGAACTTTTCGCCGTAGACGTCCGGCAGACCAGGGCACTCATGAGGACACATCAGGTGCCAGTCATCATCCTTCTCCACCTTTTCCATGAACAGGTCTGGGATCCACATCGCCGTGAACAAATCGCGACACCGCATCTCCTCGTCACCCTGGTTCAGACGAAGCTCGAGAAACTCCATAATGTCTGCGTGCCACGGCTCGAGGTAAATGGCAAAGGAACCCTTGCGTTTGCCACCACCTTGGTTGACGTACCGAGCCGTGTTGTTGAAGACGCGGAGCATAGGCACGATACCGTCGGCGACGCCATTCGTCCCCTTGATACGGGTGCCGTTTGCACGGATGTTCGAACAGTGGATACCGATACCACCAGACCACTTGGAGATGTGTGCACACTCCTTGAGCGTCTCGTAAATCCCGTCTATCGAGTCTGATTTCATTGCGACTAAAAAGCAACTGCTCATTTGTGGACGAACTGTACCGGCGTTGAACAGGGTTGGCGTCGCGTGCGTAAAGTATTTTTGGCTCATCAGGTGGTACGTCTCCTTTACGCGTGGGATATCATCCCCGTGAATTCCGACTGCGACACGCATGAAGAGATACTGGGGCGTCTCACCCTCGTTCAAGTACCCCTTCTGGAGCGTCTTGATTCCAAAGTATCCAAAGTCGTAATCGCGCTTGTGCACAATCTCACCGTCCAGCTGGAGCGCCACACATTTCATGAAGTCGTCAGACACGATACCCTTGACGTGCAGGGCAACCATCGCGTCCGAGAAACACTTGGGGCAATTCTTCTGGAGGTTTGAGACCGTCACGCGCATAGCGAGCGTCTCGTAATCGGGGTTTTCAGTAATCATACCTATGGCCACCTCGGCCGTGAGGTTATCAATGTCGGCCGTGGAGATTCCGTCGTACATTGACGAAAAGACCTTCTGGGCCACCTTGTCCGGCTGGACGTTCAGAGGCTCAAACTCGGGTGCCTGATTCAGCTTCTGAAGGCGTTTCGTCACCTTGTCGAACAACATTTCAGTGGAGTCACCCGACCTCTTGATGACCTTCATTTTGTTTTACAGAGGATTTAGTTTTTAAGAGTCCGTTCACGGAGATCGCACGCTGTTGAAATTTCGCTTCAACCGACGCATCATGGCTTCAGCGTACCACACACCGAAGATGTGTTTTGAACGCTCTAGGCGTTTCAGGTGGCTTCTGAGGTACCGGAGTACCAACTTGATCTTGTCTACATTTTTTACATAGTATTTCGAACCCGTAAGTTTCTGTTCCTTTTCCCACAGACGAATGCCATTTTTCACATTCGCAATGCTCCCATTTGCCGCAAATCTATTGGCAATTTCCTTGGCCTGTTTGTGTCTCAACTCGTGATAATAATACGCGTGGCTCCTGGGACTTCTCGCACTCATCTTAATAAGTTGAAATATTTTTTCTCCGTGAACTGTAATGGCGAACTATATGCCCCCGAAGACGCCAGTGAGCGAGGCGTTTCTGTCTCGCTTTAACATTGAGTACCTGCATGGCGCCATCGTCAAGAATGTCAGTTCGAAAACCGGCATGAACATCGATCGTCAGAGCGACAGTGACCTGCAGGCTCTGATGGTTCGTGTGTACAATCACACCGTCGTAGATCCATACTCCGGTGTGAGCGCACAGGTGGCACGCATGAACGACCTTGTCACCCAGGAGGCGACAAAGACCATTCAGACTGGTGTTCTTCAGCAGTTGTCATTCATCGATTACGTGACGCGTAACCCGGTTCCTCTGGCCATGCCGATCAGTACGACGACCCACGGAAATAAAATGCCAGCCAATAATAAGTTTGCCGTCCCATTCCAATGAGCACGCCAACATCCAACACTGCTGTTATGACTGAAACCACGTCCTCTGGTCTGAGCATCGGCCTCATCGTTGGTGTCATCGTCATCGCGATTCTCATCATCGGCGTCGTCGTCTATGTCATGAAGAAGCGCCGGAACGGAGCGAACCTCGGTGCAGCGCCGCCCATGCCAAGCCCCGGCGGCCCAAATGCTGGCATGCCAAGTCCTACGGCTACAAATGTAAACTCGAATAATCTCAGCAGAGGCAACGGCAACAACGGCAGACCTCAGTGAAATTTAGCCATCATGTCGTCACCGAGATGAACAAGCATCATTGCGATGATGGCGAGGAAAATACCAAAGTACTGAATAGGGTGACTGAATCGTTCACCGAGTACAAAAATAGCAAACCCTGCTCCCAACACTGTGATCATCCCTTCCCACATTGCTGAGACCCAGAGAAGCGACCCACCGAGTGCAAAGCTCCGAACCAAAAAATACAAAACACCACAGTACCCTGCAATGCCACAGAACAGATTGTGATGACTATTACTGGCTGCAAAGTTTTTCAGATGAAAGTTGCCAAATGTCTCAGCAAGCGACATTGCAAACACATGTCCCAGTGACATCCCTTATCTGATGCGAGAAATTTGTCTCAGCCTGCGTATCTCCAAATGAATCCCCCATAGTCCGTTTTCAAACCCTTACAACATTTACCAATCGATTCATGATGAGCACCAATAGAACTTGCTGCACTTCTCTGTGTCTTGAAATTTTCAACGAATACACCATCGAGTGTAAATTTGTCGATTGATTTTTGACGACTATTATAAAAATATTTTCCAGTAAGAGCATCGCTTCGTTTTTGCTTTGAGATTTCTGTATGAGGTTTTGATAGAGGCTTTCCTTTTTTTGCATTGCTTAATTTTTCTCGATGTTCAGGTGTTACGGTTCTACCTTTTTGAGCTATACTCATTTTCTTACGAGTTTCATCAGAACGTACTAAACCCTTATTTGCTAAACTTATTTTAGCGCGCGTATCTGCAGATACTTCTGGGCATAAAATACCTCCTTTTTGTATGTTATAACCATTAGGTATGAGAGTGTTGCGTTCTTTAATCTCTAATATTTCCATATCATTGAGTTGTTCAACTGGAAGTTCATGAAGTACAGAAAACTCAAAATTATCAAGACCATATTTTTGAATTGCATTTCCTATGTAGCCAGTACGATAATACTTGTAAGATTTCCATCTTATTTCAACCTTCTTTTGTCTGGTCTGCCCTACGTAACACTTTGAATCTATTTTATTTTTGATAAGGTATATCCAGCCCATACTAATTACTTCAGAGAACTTATTTTTCTCGACACAGCTGCGATATCAGACGACAGCTGGATGTGCCATGGATATAAAACCATCACGGCGAAAAGTAAAGCAAATAGAGAAACCGTCAGTGCAACAACAGGCAGGTGCTTACGCCACTGGGATTCCTCGAGGTCCATTTTTATCTGCGTAGAAAATAGATGAAACGGTTCGAGGAACTTCTCGTCGGTGTCCTGCTTTTCTTCATCGTAGACCGTGCCTCTCGCCTGGTGAGTTCTATCGTCTCCAGCAGACGCAACATGTCCGACATGGAGACTGAAAAGTTTCGGTGTACCGTCGAAACGACTGCGATGCTGATCCTCTTTCTCATCCTGTGGTACAGACTTAAGAGCTCCGGGCGTTAATTAACCAAGATGAATCAGTACCGTAATGAGACATTCGAGCTTTGCCGCTCCAAGGGGTGGGACAAAGCCCCAGTGAGCACAGTATGGCTCTTGTTCACAGAGGAGATTGGTGAACTCGCGTCAGCCATACGTCAGTACCAGCGTCATTTCAGGAAAACGGGACTCAAAAAGGATCGAGGAACGGATGTGTCGACTGAGATGGGTGACGTCTTTTCGTACCTCTTTCAGTTGGCACACATGTTGAACATCGACCTGGATGAGATGTGGGAGAAACACAAGGTGAAGGTTCAGGAGAGGCGGTATGCAGACTCTACAATTAAATCTAAGTCAACACTAGATAATGACGAGCCTACTCCTGAATGACGACATGAGTATGAATCGTATCAACCCGTATACGGCGACTCAGACGTTCGGTGTCTCGTACAATGGTGGGTACAAGGGTGTTCTCCCACCTGACCCAGAGAGACCCGAGTCCCCGGCGATGCTCGAGTTTAATCCCAGAGTAGGTGTTCCCACTGAACATTTCAATCCCCTGACAATCGACGACGCAGGGAACATGTACCTCAAGACAGGTGATGTCCACCCAGCCACGTCGTTTCTTTATCCAGCACGCAAGTACCAGTTCGACGACGGGTCGACGACGTTCGGGCGCGAGATTATCATCGGCGACGCCAAGAACTACGTCTCCCCAGCAGACTTTCCAGACGACATAAAGACTGGCCGGACCCTGCTTCTGGGTGCTATGATTCTGCTGCTTATTCTGCTGGCGATGCAGAAGGGCCTCAAATTTTGATAATTTTTGACGACACTACGACGGGGTTTGCGTTTGACAGTTTTTCGAGTTCGAGCGCCTTTTTCGCAGAGAGTTCAGGACACGCGTGAACCTCAAGCTGAATACACCCTGAACAAAATTTTCCGGTACATAATTTGCACGGCATCACCAAACGCTGACGCCGTGCACATTTCGTGCACTTTCCAGTCTCCATTACTTTTAGCTGTGCGGACTACTCTAAGTGAATTCCATACTTGACGCACTTTTTGTACGACAGATACAGATCGCGTTTCATGAGCTTGTCCAGTTTTTCCTCTGGGAGACTCGTCTCACGGACGTAAATCCTCTTCATGTGTCGCATCAGTCTATCACACTTGTGCATCTCATCCTTCATATCATCGTACTTTCCCCAGAATTCTGAACCGAGTTGGTGAATCAACAGGTATGCGTTGCGACTGACGATACGTGAGTCACCGCCCAGGAAGATGAACGTCGCAGCCGACGCACACACTCCTTCTGCGATTGTGACGACACGAGACCTTAGGGACCGGAGAAAATCCATGGCGGCGAGACCGGAGTGTAGGTCACCGCCGTCACTGTGAATGTGGATGCGAACTATCGTTTCATAATAATCGCGTTCAATCTTCTTGACTGCGGCGCACAGTTCAGCGACCGAATCGACTGAAACGTCACAGTAGAAGAACACATCAGGGCCCTCCACCTTGATAAAATCAAGTTTCGATGATTCCTCATGTTCCATTACTGATTACATACTCTGTTCGTTTTAGTAGTGGTGTCCAAACAACATCGATGCAGTCGGGAGAGGTGGTACCTGTGGTGGTGGCTGCTGATACAATGCCCATAAATGTGGATATGGGTGACCGGCGGGTGCAGCCGGTGGAGCTGGTGCAGCCGGTGGAGCACCGTTGATACGTCCCCGACGAGTTCTTTTACTCACCTGTCGTCTTTGTACTTGCGTCCGAGTCTCAGGATTATTCATTACGCGTTGATGCGGGCCCATGTGTTGTAGTTGAGCGTTGACAGCTTGTTCAGCGGCGTTATGCGTCGAGTTTTGTGGCAGACCCAGTCCCATCAAACCAGCCATGGTTTTGGGGTTATAATATCTATAATGCATTATACTCCCGGTTTTCCATTCAATTCTGTAAAATCTAGGCTGAAGATTAGTATACAATATACCATCTTTCATTCTTTCACTGAAATTACGGAAAGTACGCACAAGACGAGTAGCTGCAGTTCTCTGAACTGCTTTTGCGCGAGCAGCACGCTGGATGACAGTAGCAGCGCGTCTTCTCCGTAATGCGTTGGCTGCTAAAGCTCGTACCGCATTCGGCCCGCTTCTTCTAGCCTCAGCTGCTCTTGCTAGCACATTTCTACGGCGGGTCGCTGGGGTGTTGTTTTGGCGGGCCGCTGGGGGGCTGTTTCGGCGGGCCGCGGGGGCGTTGGCCATGTTTTCATTAGGGTTTGAAGAGATTGCTTCGTAAGATCTTATGATTTGATTGAGACGGTTCATATTTATTTCTTGGTATGCACCACGATTCAGCGCAGCATTCACCTGATTAAAGTAAGTTCCTATTGATGAGTTATGTCCTATATTGTGTCTGAAATTCGTGTTTTGTGATCGACCGTGTATATATTTACGAGCATTTTTGAGACTTTCATGTCGGGAATTTCGACGAAGCTTCTGTAACAAACTACGAATTGTTACAAGCTTAGTATAAGTACTATTTCTTGGCATGATACTTTATCCTGAGAAAAAAAGCTTAAAGACACTCGATGTTTATAATTTGCGCCAATAGTATAACAGTCAGTACACTGGTCTTATGAGCCGGTAACCCGGGGGCGGCACCCGGTTGGCGCATTTAAACACACTCGTCCATTGTATGATATGAAGAATTACCTGTGTGACCCCGAAGTTCTCAAGTGGATTCGGGGTAACCCAGATTTTATCACCGGTAAAACGAAAAAGGCGCGTACAATAGTTGAAATGGCATGGGGAAAGGCCAAGTCCAATTCGACTAACGAGAAATGGTCTGGTTTTCTTGGTGAAAAGCTCATTCAAGAGCTATACCCTAACGGGTGGGTTCCAGCAAAGAAGAAAAACGGAAGAAAATACGAACAACTCGATTGGGAAACGGACGACTTTGTCATCGAAGTCAAGACGCAGTGTTTTTTCAACGGTGGGACGGCTCAAGACAAGATTCTCGGTGTTCCAGTCAAATATCGCAACATGCCTGCGTTTTACGGCAAACCGATGCACATCATCTGTGTCGCCAATGCTGAATTTTTAACCAAGGATTTCTTCAAGCATGATGAAAAAATTGCAGCTCAAATAGAACTCTGGAAGTCGTGGGGCATCACGTATCACTGGATGTCTGAATTATTAGACTGAAGACTGGCGAGCCCATGCATTCTTGTACCTTCTGTTCATTCCAGCACGTACAAGGTTGTCCCATGTGTACGCCCCCTTCGTATTGATACCTAGGGCAATCATCGCCGATCCGATGTTCTCAGCGTTGTTGCTGTTTTCGTTGAGGCGACGCTTCGACGTATTCTTTTTCGCCTTTGGTTTGGCAGGTGCCTTGGGCGTGCGAGGCTTGACAGCTGGGCGCGGTGGACTCAGGCGTTTCGGAACGTTGAATGAAATCTTTTTCGGTGGGTTCCATGCCGGTACATGAACCGTCGCGCCTGTCAATGCATTCTCCTTCGTGTGTGCCACTGTGGGTACCTTTGGAATCTCGGCGTTTATCCACGCCTGCATTCCTTCACGCACCTTTTTCTGTGTAGGATACTTGCCCTTGTTATTCACCCGAAGTGCAACATTCAACAGAGCGTTCTTGTACGAGTTGCGTTTGTTCATTGGAAGCCAGTTCGGTACGGTCATTTTCGCCTTGTAATTGGCCTCGATGAGCGCGCGACGCGCTCTGACAACCGCCTCCTTTGAAAACGTCTTTATGGCGCGATTCACATTAGACTGTTTGGCACCGGCGGGCATCTTGCCTATGCGAGTCAGAAGTCTGTTGGCGTTTTCGTTTGTGTAGTAGTTTCCGACGAGTGCGCGGTATGCATTCTTGTGTCCCTGATTACGCACAGTCGCCTCCAAGTTGGCTGCAAAGTTGGCCAGGTTGTTGTTCGAGGCAGCGGACGAAGATGCAGTCGACGGTGTGTTGGGTCGCAGTGAATTCTTGTAAACCATCAGCGCCCAGTATTTCTTGTTTCGTGGCTGCAGGTTGTACGCCCCATGGTACGACTCGTTGAGGAACGCCTTGGCGATACGGTTCTGGTTTGCGGCTGGAATAGTGGACCAGTTCCGTGTCGTTCGCTTCGTACCAACCGTCTTTTCAACGCGTTCGTTGCTGAGCAGTCTGTACTTTGTGCCGTTCAGGTTGACGTTGTAATTCCTCGACACTGTAGAACCGGTCTTACCCTGGATCCACCCGATAATCTCCGCGGGTTTCATCTTGGCATTCACTTGGGCGATGTTCATGTTTCGGGCGACAGCTACGAGTTCAGGGACCGTCAAACGAACAGCCTGACGCCCATTGATGCGAAGGATGCCGTTGAGTCCCATCGTGACGTTGTGTTTCGGCTTGACGTTGATTGCGACGTTCGCCGGAATCTTGAAAATCGTACGAACTGCCGCAGGGATGTTTCGACCCGCCTTGGAATACGCCGAAATGACAGTCTTGCGTCCAGACTCGATACCCTTGGGAATGGCGAACCAGTACGGCTGCTGACCAGCACCTGGGCGTACGTAGAATCCATTCTTCGTGGCATTCCAGCTCGGTGCACGGCGGTTTGCATGTGCAGCCACCGTCTTTTTCTTTGGACTCCCGAGAGAAACACCTGCAGATGCAAATGCGTCCAGAGTCACCTTTGGAATAGGCTGACCGACGTCCTTGAACGCCTTGACCACCTTGGGTGCCACGGCGCGAATGTTCATCGGACCGAGGTTCACCACACCGGCGTTGGCATTCCGACGCATGAATCTGTACGGGTACATGCGTGGTTTGCCGTTCGTCCCAGGTCGAATGTAAAATCCGGCATATGGTTTACGGAGGCTGTTCCATGTGCCTGCGAGTGGGTACCGTTCGGCGAGTTTTTTCGTGTTCTTCTTACCAGCGACGGGTCGACGCAACGCCGGAGTTCTCTCAGTCGCAATGGCGTTCCTGGTCAGGCCAAACTGCTTAAAGAGCTTCACCGGCTCGCTGATTTCTCTCGGGTTTTTGATGCCGGTAAACAGGACGGTTCCATTTTCGAAAAACTGGTAGGTCCATGGTGGGTTCTTAATTCTAAGAACCACAGCCGGAACAGATTTGACTTCGGGTTGATACTTGACTGTATGTTCCATTGGTAATTTCCGAAGCTCGGTCTCGAGACCCATCAGATCGAACGGTTTGTTGATGTAAAAAACACCATCCACCTTGCGATACTCGGGAGTTGCGCGAACCAGGTTTTTGGCGCTCCACCCATTCTTTGCAATGGTGAGGTAGGCAGCCTCGGGATTTCCAGTTCCGAGGACCGTAATAACACCCTTTGTGATGACGACCGTCTGCGGTCCTCGTTTCGCCGTGATGCGCGTCACACCCGTTGGACTTCCTATCCATTTCCCATCGGCGTAACGTATCGTTGCTTTTTGACCAGCTCCTTTGAACCCAGTCACCTCCGTAAACCCACGCGGCGCACCTGTAAAAACCGCACTCATGTCGACGGGAAACTTGACAATTGAGATTGTTGACACGACGTGTGGTTTTGAAATTTTCCACATTCCCTGATTATTCGTAAAGACGCGCTTCGCGCGCCATAATCGCTGGATCCGCTCCACCATACCAGTGGACTAGATTTTTTTCACAACCGCCTTGAGAACCTTCTTCTTCACTCCTGGTTTGGTTGCAAACTGCGAAAACACCTTGTCAAGGTCGTCGACGGCCGCCTTTTTCTTCTTGTGTGTCTTTTTCGGTTTCGGTTTCTGTGGTACGACGTAACGATTCTTTCGACGAAGTTCTTCAATCTCTTCGTCTGAAGCACCGCGTCGCCGATTCCACGACACAATGTCCTCGACGAGCATGATGGGCACGTACGGTTTCGGCTTCAATGGGGGATACGGAATGACATGACACAACTTGTACACGATGCTGTTTTCGACAGGGGCGTAATTGAGCGTCGACGGATCCACTGGGAACACGAGCTTCGGAAGCGGTCGTTGGTGCATTAAAGTCTTGACGCATTTTCTTTTTAGAAATGGATTCCGTAATCGCCAACTCTGTTCTGATTGAAAACTCTCTTCGCGAGCTCATCGGTCTAAGGATCACGATGACCGTCGCCGAGACCAAGAAGCGTACTGTGTACCGTGAGGGTCTCGTGTACGCATACGACTCCGATACGTGGTTCGTCTACGACGACAACTCGGGCGAGACGTTCGAGGTGACGTTTGAGGATTTTATCACAAATAAAATTTTCGTACATCTAGAGTAGAGAGATGGATGAATGCCCTGTGTGTCTCGAACCGTTGATGGGAACGGTGGTTCACCTCGGATGCTGTAAAAAACAAGTTCACATACAGTGCTACGTGACAAAATGCCCGATGTGTCGCGCAGAGCTCCCCAGTCCTCCTTTATCAGAGCGTCATGTTATCGTTCCTGTTCCTGTTTTCCCCCCTCTACAGACACAGCAGACACGCGCACAAAAGTTGTTATCAGCAGGTGTGTTTTTCATTACAATAGCAATCACTTCAGTCCTCGTCTTTCACCCCTACTGAGCTCCTTCCGCCGGCGGTCACCATGGTCACCTTTAATCCTCCTCCTCGTCGTCCTCGTACTCCTGAGTCCGCACGATGTTCGCCAGCCGCTCCCGCAGAGTACGAGGAGGAGACAGCACCGTCTCAAACTCCTCCTCGTCGTCCGTGTCCGCCATCGCCGATCCGTGAGACTGGCACAACTCGCAGTCCTCGTGGGTCTCCTCGTCCAGTTCGTGGGTGTGCTTCGGCTGCTCCGTCTTCTTCACCTTCTTCGGCTTGCGCACCGGCTTGATCTCCTCGTCCTCGTCCTCGTCGTCGCGGGGAGGTTTCACCGGACCCGTCGCCGGGCCGCGAGGGACTCGGGGAGGAGCCGCCGGCTTACTCGCCGCCTTGAGGTGCACACGGCACATACACTCACCGTCAGCCGCCTTGAGAGTACACGGCTTCCCCTTGGCCGTCGTCGAAGTGCACTTGGTCGTCTTGGCCACCGTGGTCTCCGCCGCCGGCTCGGGGTTCACAGACACCTTGGCCGCCCGCTTCTTGGGAGCAACCTTGGTCGCCTTTGCCGGGGCAACGTCCACCGGAAGGTACTTGCTGACCAGAGTCTCGAGCTCAAGTCCCTCACCCTCGGCAACCCGAGAGAGGACGGCAGTCAGCTCGCGACGCAGAATCTCGTCAAACATCTGAGCAAAGGAAGAGGTGGCCATGGTTGTTTTTGGGTTATTGTTTTGTCGGTGGTCGTCTCTAGACGAGCTCATGACACGAATTTTGCACCCTTGCGTAGGTTGTCTAGTGCCCATAGAGGCTGCAAGTTGGTCCAGTGAAAACACTTTTTTTGCTCCTCCGGGTCCTCGAGGTCAAACGATGCACATGGGCGGATATGGTCAATATGCCACTCACCTTGGTTTTCCCACGTCATGCCTTCGGTGAATTGCGATTCGAGGTGGTCTTTGACGTGTTGTACAGAACATCCCAGGAGTTCCATGGTCTTTTCCGCCTTTTCCCCGCCTGATTTGAAGGCGCCACGGACCCTACTACGTAGGGCATTCGCAAGCCTGAAGTTTATATCATTTTTATACCTATCACCCATATAGACTCGGCGATATTCTCGATGCGATTCCAAATTCTCTTTTATCCACTCTTTGTGCCTGAGTAGTATATTTTCTTTATGTTTTTGTTGGTATGCCTTTTGTGTGGCTTTAAGAGACTCTTTGTTTTCAGATGCGTAAATTCTATTCCTTTCTGCTTCGCATATCTTGCACCAACTCCTGTATTTTTGATTATCATTTCTAAATGGAAATTCTGTTTCCATCTTCTCTTCATTGCATTTCGTACACACTTTCGTGGTCGCCATCTAATGAAGAGAGACATCACGTCTCTAAACGCTCCCGGCAGGTTTCGAACCTGCGACTTTGAGGTCCCAAATGAGTCGAGGTGCAAGCACCTCTTCTAACAGCCTCACACTCTACCAACTGAGTTACAGGAGCACGGATGGCCAGTCCTAGGGAATAGCTGCAGTTCTATCCACCTTCTATTAACTTTTTTAGCCTTTAGTCTGACTTGGGTGATTCGAACACCCGACCGGCGGAGCCCCGCCAACGGTCTGAAAGACCGGAGCCTACAATCCGACGCGCTACCACTGCGCCAAAGTCAGAGGTGAATAGTTTAACGACGTGTTCAGGTCGAAGCTTTCGATGGGTTTTGATCCCATTACCTCCCGCTTACTAAACGAGCGCTCTTCCGATGAGCTACGAAAGCGTTTTAGGTCCCAGTGAGGATCGAACTCACATCCTAGGATTCAGAGTCCTATGTACTGACCATTATACTATGGGACCACACGACCCTGGTGGGGGTCGAACCCACAGTCTCGGGATGGCACCAATTGAAAACGCGTTTTCAATTAGAAGTCCCACGCGATATCCAATTTCGCCACAGGGCCATTTGCGCACATCGGGAATCGAACCCGAGCTTGCACCTTGGAAGGGTGCTGTTCTACCACTATACCATATGCGCTGCCCTAGGGGTGGATCGAACACCCGGTCTCCTGCTTACAAAACAAACGCTTTACCACTAAGCTACTAGGGCGCTTCTAATAGTACAGTGTGAAAAAACTTTAAGCCATTTTAACGCGGTCGAACCATTCGACAGTCTCGCGGATACCATCTTCAAGTGATACACTGGGTACCGGAAAGTCCCCTGGACCCGGGATGGCTTTCTTGTTCATCTGCCCGTCTGGGCCTCCGATGTACTCGAGTCCCGGACACCCCGTCGCGTCCGCAATCAACTGAGCAACTTCACCTATGCTGACCTCGTTGCCGTGCGCGCATACAATCTCGGGTGGTGGATTTTCAGCGAGTTCCACAGCCCATACGATGATGCGTGCAATGTCCCGTGAGTGAATAAACTGACGCTTCGCCTTTCCGGTTCCAAAGAGCTTGAGTGGTTCGTTGTTCTTTTTGGCCAACCACGCCTTGTGAATCAGAGCCGGTACGACGTGACCGTCTTCGATTGAAAAGTTGTCGTTCGGTCCGTAAATGTTTGTCGGAATGATGCACGTCGTCCATGTGTCAGTCGTTTCACGGACGATACGTGAGTGAACTTCGCACACACGCTTCGCGTAGGCGTACCCCTCGTTCGAAGGGTGCGGTGGACCGGTGTGCAAATCAGACGGACGGAGCTCCTTGAGACCGTCTGGGAAAATGCACGTCGACAGCATCGTCAGTACGCGTGGAACCTTGTGCTTCGCAGCCTGTGAAACGACATGCGTGTTCATGAGGATATTATCCTCGTACATTTCGGCTCGTTTATTCATATTCTTGAACAGACCGCCGACGTTGGCAGCCAAGTGAATGACGGCATCGACAGGACCAACAGACTCGTACATCTGACACACATGTTCCTCTCGAGCTAGCGAACCAAATTCGGTCGAACCTATGTAAATCCAGTCTGGACGGAGTTCTTTGATGGCGGAACCGACGAGACCCGTCCCGCCAGTCACCAGAACTTTCATTTCTAAGTGTACCATGACGTGTTTGCTTTATACCAGTCAACGGTTTTCTGAATCGCCTCATGAAAAGGAACCTGCTCGGACCACCCGAGTTCCTGGAGTGCTGAAGAATCGACTGCGTACCTCTTGTCGTTATGGGGTCTGTCACCCACATGAATTTTAGTCGCTTCTGAGTCGACGAATTTTCGAAGAATGTCAAACACGTCGAGGACCGAGTACTCGTTATGGGTTCCGATATTGTACACTGTGCCATTCTTTCCATGTTGCAACACGGTCATGACTGCACTGGAAACGTCATCAACATATATAAAGTTTCTGCGGGAACGTCCCTCACCGTGAATCATACACGGTTTTCCTTTCATCATGGCATCGATGAATGCCGGAATCACTTTTTCGGGATACTGCTTCGGACCAAACACGTTGTTGCCACGTGTAATGACGTATGGAATACCAAACGAATGACCATACGCCTTGACGAGCAGCTCAGCACCCGCCTTGGTTGCCGAATATGGGTTGGTCGGGTTCAGGACGGACGTTTCAGAGTTGCTCGTCTCGTCGAGATCCACTTCACCGTACACCTCGTCCGTGCTGATATGTACGAGGCGACATTTCGCTTCTCTTACACATTCAAGTATTGTATACGTACCTATGATGTTATCATTGATGTACTGTTCAGCATTCTCGAACGACGTATCGACATGGGATTGTGCTGCAAAGTGTACAACGACGTCGGGTTTGAATTCACGAAACAATCTTTTCATTTTTGACATGTTTGTAATGTCAGCTTGAACATATGAGTACCGAGGGTCACTGCAACGTGACACGTTGTGGACTCGGGCACAGTAATCACAACGGTCAATGTTCAGAATGGCTGTAATTTCCTGATGGTTCGAGAGAACGTGGTCGATAAAGTTTGATCCTATGAATCCGAGTCCCCCTGTGACGAGAACTCTCATATTAAAAGAGTGACACTAATAAACTTTAGACATGGAGACGCAGAAGAAAGTATGGTATGCACCCAACCAGTTTGAGGCGTACGGCGAAGAGGAGATTCGGGCGGTGAACGATTGTCTACGAGCCGGATGGCTCGCTGGATTCGGACCCATGTCAGTGGAGTTTGAAAAGAAGGTTTCTGAGCGCTTCGGAAAGAAGCACGGTCTCTTTGTCAACTCCGGCTCGAGTGCCATTCTGTTGGCTCTGTGTGCCCTGGGTCTGAAGCCGGGGGATGAGGTGGTGACTCCAGCGTGTGGCTTTGCAACCACTGTGGCGCCAATCACCCAGTGTGGACTCACGCCCGTGTTTTGTGATTCTGAGATTGGTCGGTACGTCCCGAGTGTCGATCAGATTCGTGCCGTTGTCACCGACAAGACGAAGGTTCTACTCATTCCAAACCTCATCGGCAACGTTCCAGACTGGAAGGCGCTCCGTGAGGCGTTCCCTTCTCTGATTCTCATCGAGGATTCAGCAGACACCATCACGACAACACTCGAGTCCGATATTTCAACGACGAGTTTCTACGCCAGCCACGTCATCACAGCAGGTGGCGTGGGTGGTATGGTGATGTTCAACGACGACGCTCATGTGAAGCGTGCAATCATGTTCCGTGATTGGGGTCGCATCGGAGACAACATCGAGGATCCGTCCGAGCGGTTCAATCACTCTGTCGACGGCATTCCATACGACTGGAAGTTTCTGTATGGCGTCGCGGGGTACCATCTGAAGGCGTGTGAGATGAACGCCGCCTTTGGACTGGCACAGTGGGCAAAGTTGGACAGTCTGCTTGCAAAGCGTCGTGCAAACATCGATAGGTATCTGGAAAACCTGAAGGATACCAAGTACTACCTGCTTCCGGACGACTCTCGTAAGCCCAACTGGCTTGCTATTCCCCTGATGTGCCCAGACCGTCTCGCGTGTCTCAAGTTTCTCGAGGCTCACGGCGTTCAGACGCGCGTGTGTTTCGCAGGGAACATCACACGTCATCCGGCGTGGCGGACGTACCTGAAGGAGTTTGAGGGTGCGGATCGTGTGATGCGTGAAGGTTTCCTACTCGGAGCACACCACGGAATGAGCCTCGATGATGTTGACTATGTATGCGATTTACTTATTCAGTTCGCTGTCAATCATCAGTCGTAAACCTGACTCGAGTGTCGTGAACGGAAAGTCTTTGAGTTTTGTGTTATCTGCATAACACCCAAACATATCACCGATGACTTCATTTTCAACTATGAATTTTTTCTGAAAGTTTCCAACGTTGTTCATTGTTTCAAGAAGAGTACCCACTGTCGTTTTTACACCCGTCCCCACATTTACAATTTCATTAAAAAATGACACGTCGTATATAGAATTTTTGACTATACGCGCAACGTCACCTACATATACAAAGTCTCTGTACCGATCAAGTGAACCCTTGACCGTTACATATTCATTCGAATTGAGAAACTGGTTCAAAAATATACTCACCATTCCCTTTTTAGGGTTTGTAAGATCTTGAGCCGGACCATAACATGTAAAAAGTCTGAAGATTGTATAATCAATTCCATAGTGCTTTTTGTACAACTTGAGGTATTGTTCGCTTGTATGTTTGTGAATAGAGTAGAACGAATCGAAAACCATTTCACTATCTTCTGTATATTGACCAGGGTTGTGCGTCCCGCCATAAACGCATACAGTGCTGATAAAAATAAAGCGTTTGCAGTTCACCTTCCTGGAGAGCTCGAGAAGGCTGAGTGTAGATATTGCGTTTGCGTTCAAGTCATAAAAGACATCTTCAAAACTTCCTTCTTTGCTTGCTTGTCCTGCAACGTGTATTATAACATCATAATCGTCACACAATTCTAATGCCTTTGTGCAATCCATGTGAACAAATTTACAATGTGACGGAATATTCTTTAAGTATCCTGTTTTAAGATTGTCGATGATAGTAATGTCATTTCCTTCGAGCATTTTAGCAATATTTGACCCGACAAATCCAGCCCCACCGGTTAAAAGAACCTTCATTAAATACTAATTGATGTCTACTTTTAAGTGATACATGTAAATTGCATAATAATATGCTGAAATGCACTTGTGAATATTTGTTTTACAATAGTCGGCTAGTCCAAACCAATGAAGAATGGTCATGGCGACAAGAAGGTCTTTGTCGTAATTATGAAATAGATGGATAAACGCATCCATGTTGTTGTTCATTTGAATGCTGATATTTGTTCCATCAATATAAAATGCAAACTTCTCGTCATTGTTAAAATAATCAAACCCGCTCAGGGAATATACTAGTTTTCCGATGTCGTATTCTGCAGGACCAAACAGCTTCGTTTTTCCAAAGTACCCTCTGGGGTCAATAAAATACACCTTGTCCCCCTTGATCATATTTGAAAAATGAGGATCACCGTGAATTGTACAGTATTCATCTGATAAGCAACTCTGAATTTTCTTGTACAAATTAGCCTTTATAATATCAACGGTGTGTACAATATCTATACCGTTAACTGAACGAATAAACCCAAACTGGTCAAGTAAGGGTTTAACATTTTCAATTCTGTCGTTCACCTTGGTACGAAACTCAATATCAGTGTCAGTAAATCTCTGATTCTTGTCCGATGCAACTTTCGTTTCATGCAACTTTTCTACAGTTTTAATCACCTGACGAATGAGATTGCACTGATTATTATATGACATTGTTTTCATGACATCGTGAACAGTATTACCGGTTATTTTTTCCATTTCAAACGAATTATTCAAGTATTTGTAGATTCGTGGTATGTTCTGACACGTTGAATGAAACTTATAAAATCGCATTTCATCATTGATAATTTTGTCACCATATGGGCAAGTAGAACTTTTGAGGAGTTTACCAGGTTCAGCCTCAACAAGTGAGTTGAAATAGCGTGTCACACATCTGGAACTTCCATAGACAAGCGAGTCGAGTTTATTCATATCACCTATATCGATAAGTTGTTCAAACTCATGAGTTTCAAACGTATCGAAGTTATCAGTATAACAGTCACATATATCCATCGTATCAATGAATTTTTCGATATTCTTGAACTGTGGGAAATAGTAAATACCTATGACATTTCCAAATGCCTTTTTCACCAAGATGTTATTTACAGCGTCATACCGTCCATAATTTTTATAGGTGAATATGATGTTCTTGTCTGAAAAAACCGACGGATTGAGTAGACTACTGGGATAAATGTCGCACCATGTCATGAGCACCCTCTTCCCGTCAAACTTTCCAGACTTGAACGCACTGTGGATCGTGTAGCTATTTTCCTGACCCTTGCTGACGTTGACATTGATAATCTCATATTCAACCCCACACATATTCATATAAAAATTGACGAGTGTATTATACTTGGACTGAATAACTATTATGAATTTGCGGGTGTATGTCTTCCAATACTCAACTGTGCTCTGCAATATACTCTTATTGTTGTATGCGACGAGAAGTTTAGGGATGTGCTTCGTGAGAGGTAAGAGTCGCGAACCTTCACCGCTTGCAACAATTGCAACATAGTCGAGTGGTTTAACACTTTCCACAGGGGATGAAACGAGAGGAGTACTTGATTTTTTTGTATAAATCTGCATAATATTCTTTGCGACGTTGTATTCGTTGACGTAATCATAATTTACGAGCGGACTCATGTGATAAAACACCTCGTTTTCAAACTTGTGATGCCCCATGATATAAATGGGTTTGTTGAACGAAGTTAACATACCAAATTCGATAAGAGCTCCGAACAAATCAGTGTCGTCATGTTCCGAATAGAAAATACCAAAATCACTTTTTTTAATGTCATTTAGGAATTCTTGACACAGTTGTTCCTTTTCTTGAATCGTCATATCATCTTTGTGTGTCGAGTTTGTAATCCAGTTTGACGTGATGTTGAACCCTTGTTCCTTGAGTTTTAGCCACTTATCTTTATGGTGCGTCTTTGAAGACATGTAAAATGGAAGGGTATCGGTATTATATTTGACTGTAAAGTGTGACATGTTCACGAAGTTCTCCACGTGATTTAATGGACGTATCGTGTCAAAGTATACATAGTCGCGTGAGTTGACAAAAACTATGGAGGCTGACATTTGAGACGCTGCATGATACCCCCTGTAACTATCCTCAAAAGCTATTGCGTTTTTATAGACGGGAAACCCGTGCGTGCTCGGTTTATTTAAACCTGAAATGACTGAAATTGTTTTCAAAAATGAAAAACGTTCTGCAAATAGGTTGAAAATATCCTGTGTAGAATTTGTCACAATGATGACATCCTTTCCATGATGTAGAAGATTCTTATAAAATTCCTCTACACCGGGGATGAGTGGAATTTCATTGATGTACTCTCGATAATACACATCCTTTTTGTCGACAGACTCACGTGGTAAAGAATCTCGAAAGTAAGGTCCCGTAATACCGTGATTAACTTTACAGTATTCTTCGTAGCTCATCTCGGATTCTGTGGCTTTTTGATAACTCAACCAATGATACTTTTCACTGTCTACGATGACGCCATCAAAATCAAAAATGTATGTATCATAGTCAAATATGCTGTTCATTACTATTCATTTTTAAAAGTAATTCTTTTAATACGCGCGTACTGAGTCCCAGAACAGTCTCTGTATCTCCGACAACCGTGTATCCAAGGTGTTCGGTGATACCCCCAGCGCTTGTGAATGTTTTGTCAGTGACCATGTCAGCCGAAACTTTTCCGAATGTTACTTGAGCAGTGTCAACATTGTGCACATGGTGACCAGTTTTCATGTCAGTAACAACGATAGCATTAATGATAGTTGCAGTTTGATGACTGTAAGACTCTATAAATTCACGGGCTTGCTGAATACCGTCTGGTTTTTCACGGACAGACCCGTTGAAAAGAACAATTTGATCAGATGTGATGAGAATAGCATCTTCCTCTCTGAACAATGCCTTTGCCTTTGCCTTTGCAATTTCGAGTGGTAAAGTATACGGATCGTCACAGCGTATCGCCTTTTCATCAATGTTTGGAGATTCAAAACAAGCGAATGGAAGTAATTTTCGTCTATTTTCAGAGGAAGAACCTAGAATGACCTTCTTCATGGTTAAAGATATCATTTTAACTCTATATAATGGTAGCGGCATTTGTTCTAGGGCATTTGGCGCTTGGTGATATGATTTTTCTTCAAGGTGCCATACGATATCTGGCGACTCTGCATGACGAGGTGTGTGTTGTGTGTCTCGATAAATACGTCGAACACGCACTGATCATGTTCCCAGAGTCAAAAATAAAACTCGTTGTCGTAGAACACGGTGGTCGTACTTGGTTTCAGTATCCAGAAGCCAAGGGCTGCGCAATATATACATGCGGTGCATATGTCACACATAAAGCTGAATCAGACGTGAACATGTACCCAGATTGTTTCTACGACGATTTTCAAATTGATCGTAGTATAAGAACGCATCATTTCAAAATTGACGATCCTGTTAATATAAGACCTATGCTCCCAGAGAGATACATCTTCATACACGAAGAATGGACAGGTGGAAAATGTGACATTTGGTCGCGTATTCGTAATGATATACTTATTGTTGATCCGAATAAGAATCACTATGACGTAGAAAACCCATTTTATGAACAAGCTCAGCTTATTGTTTCACAGCCTACTATTTTTCATAGAATAGAAGTTATCAAAGGCGCGGAAGAACTTCACATGGTCGAAAGTAGTTATTTTTGTCTTGCATGTCAGCTTGATTTGTCGCGTGTAAAACGAAAGGTGTGTCATTTTGTTCGTTCCAGTGCGCCTAAAAATCTAGGTATTTTTGAAATCTCATAGTTTTATGCTTATATTTTCATAAGTGAAAACCCCTGGTCGATAACTATGCTCTGACCAGTCATCGATGTGTTCTTGAAGCACATGTAATCAATCATATGACATATATCACAAGCATCTGTAAATCCTGGTAGCTTTTGAATCTGTTCAAGTGTCAGGTTGCTTCGTGTCATTTCGTTATCAATAGGACCAGGGAGTATCGCGTTCACGAGAATGTTACGTGGTTTCAAATCGACTGCGGCACTCCGTACAAGACCACCGAGTGCCGCCTTGGAAACAGTGTACGAAAATTTATTTGGGCGTGCTATCGAGTCTTGCCACACAGAACTTATGATACAGAGCCTCGCACCGTCTTTAATTTTGTTAGTTTTTAGTAGGTAATTGAGGGAACGTATTACGAAATACAGATTGGCATCCATGACTTGATCAAACCGATGTTCGTCAAGTTGACCGATGGTGTCATTTGTATTTGCACCTTGCGACCAAATGACAACGTCCAATGCAGGGATATCTTGTGAAACATATTCACGTGTTCCACAAAATATCGTTCCTTTTTCATGTAAACTATCACGAATTGTGGCACCTATACTCCCTGTTGAGCCAAACAGGAGAATGTTCATTGTTTACTCTGCGAGGTATCTTTTTATGGTTTCACAAAGTTCATCAGTCACCTTGCATTTTTCCATTTCAAACTTGTTAACACGCGGTACTATGAACGTCACTGAATCATTGGACGTCTTTTTGTCACTCAGTAGCAAAAACTTGAGCGCAGATGTGTCGTATGTGTATTTCTTGTCGCCGAGTATTTTCTTACAGATTCGATCAAACGTGGCATCGGAATACCCAAACAACTTGTTTACTGCAATCATACCGTGAATCACCGCGATACCGTGTGGCATTTCATATCCTGTAAGAATCTCGAGTGCATGTCCTATAGTGTGACCATAATTGAGAGCTCGGCGAATACCCTTGTCAAACTGATCAATCTCAATCACAGACCGTTTGATAATCAGTGACAACTTGATGAGTTGAGCAGCATCAAAAGTTTCATACATGTCCAGGACACCCCCGATTGTACAGAGTTTGGTGATTTCACCGTGCCCCGATCGTATATCACTTTCTGAGAGGGTGTCTAGAAACATCGTGTTAATGTAGACCGTGCTCGGACAACTAAACGTCCCTATCCTGTTCTTGACGTTCCCTGAATTCAGACTACTTTTTCCGCCTATACAGCTGTCAGCCATAGCGAGAAGTGTCGTGGGGTAATATACCCAATCAACCCCTCTATTAAAAATCGTAGACACAAATGCAGCAATGTCTTGTGTCAATCCTCCTCCTATAACAACAAATCGAGTCGGGTTTGTCGATATAGTATTTACTATATTCATCACCGTCTCTATAGTCTTGTTTTTCTCTTGAGCATCGATTTCGTAAAAAAAAGGATAATTTCCAATGTGATGTTTCAGCTTCGAATCAATGATAACAAAATCACCTTCAGCTATATCGATAGGGTCATTTTTAAATTGAACCGTGTAATTTCTTGGCAAGGCTTTAATCTCAATGGTATCCTTCACCATGTCATCGAGGTTATAACACACACGATGGTCATCAATGACGAATGATTTAAGAACTCGACTCTGAATGAGAGACACACGTGAGTTTAATGAAACTGCTAGAGCCGAAGCATGATTCGCCTGTTGCTGAGTCCATTTAAGTTCAAATTCGTGAGCAGTTCGGATAGCTTCATCCCATACAGTAAAAAGACTAGGACTTAGCTTCATAATTACAAAACGAGTCTCTACATAATCTAACAGTCCTTCGTAATACATACGTGAAACGAAATCAAGCGAAGACTGACTCAGGGCACCTCCCATATACGTCGGTTTATTCGTTGATTTTATCTTAACCAGAGCATTCTTAATTATACCCTGCGTATCGCTAGATTCTATCTCCGAACGTGATTTTCCCATTGACCCAATCAAATCGACCCTCCCAATCACAAAATAGTCTAGTGAACCAGCGATGCTCAATAACGAGTCTATGTTGTTGAGTGAATTGATAGTCTCGAGATTAACACCACGGGAGACATCAATAAGATGCCGAGTCGCCTGAATGTATTTTTCGAGGGCATAACTCGATTCAATCATAGGACCTACGATTGAATCACAACACAGATCCATCGCATTTTTAATATCAGTCTTGGCTTCACATCCACCAACCTTAATTGCCAATTTTAGTCCATTTTCTGAAGTGAGTTTACGAAGCTTGATGATGTCAGTTGCATTTGCACCCTCGTCTTCGAAAGATGTTTTGATTCCTACGCAGTTATATTTATGTTTCAGGTTCCTGGTCGTGTTGTGTAACGTCGCAGTCGGTCTCACGGTTGTTAACATTATATACTATTCGTCAGATTTCTTTAACAAACATATTCACGCGGAACTCGGCTCTGTCCAGGAAAGGGTACATATCCTCTAATGGTTTATTTTCAAACGTTCCATTTAGATTCATAAGATTCTGAAGACGTGGGTGTCTCTGCTGAACGATACACTTCACTTCAACGAGACACGGTCCATCGTATTCAATGGCATCACACACATCTGTAAAGTACTGAATATCCCACGATTGGCATACTTTCTTAACATCCGGACACTGAACCTCGACACCAAACCGACGTTTAAAATACGAATCTTGTGTAATTTGGATAGCACCATACCCCCCATTATTGAAGTACAAAATCTTCACTGGTACGCCGAGTGTCTTAATCGTCTGAAGTTCCTGTACGTTGTATTGAAAGGAACCATCACCAACAATAGCCCATGTAGTCCGTCCGCTTTCAATGGCACACCCTATGGCAGCTGGAACTTCAAATCCCATGTCTCCGTGACTGCTGAGAATGTACCGGTCACCTGGTTTCACTATACACTGGTGCCATGCAACACAAAATATCGAACCGGATGATACGACTATGGTTTCACACGAAGGTTTCTTATCAAAAAACGTCTTCATGAAATTGTACGGACATGTGTTCGACCCTGGATTCGGGAGTTCCCGTCCCCATTTTGACTTCCATTCAAGTGTTTTGGAAAACCACTGATGAGTGTCCTTAGCTGGTAAATCAATCTTGAAAAAATCCAAGAGATCCATCTGTATCGTGGTTCCGTGAGACTCTTCGATGTTGATGGACACGAAAGTCGCCTCTCGACAAAACCACTCGGGTCGATACCCGATGACAGACTTACTCGCTCGACACCCGAGACTGAGTACGAAATCCGCATTTTGAAGTGTAAAATTTCCGGGGCGGTCACCGAGAATACCAACTCGCCCGATGTTAAAATCAGGTACCAAATCGGTACCAAAATAGGAACAAACAACTGGGATGCGATGTTTTTCTACAAACTTTTCGAGTTGATGAACGGCTCCAGACGTACGAATACCGTTCCCGACGAGTAAAACTGGGCGACGTGCTGAATTCCATGCATCCATTGGAAAGTTTGATTGAGAATTCAGTGAAACCACCGGACGAGACCATTCCGATAACGTATCAGGAACTTGCAAAGCCTGAATATCCAATGGAATAGAAAGCCACACTGGACCGTGTCGTCCATTCGTCAGATTCCACATACATTCATCAAGAACAGAACGAATAAGTTTAGGATCCCAAAGTTCGTGTGAAAATTTTGTGATATTCTTCACCATGTCGATAATATCACAATCTGAACCAGAATACGTACGCGTCGAATGCTCCAAGAACCTCACATTCTCTTTATGAGGAACAGCGCCGCTGATAAAAAACACAGGAACGCTATCCTGGTATGCAATCAGACACGGTGTCACTGCATTTGTTGCGCCACACCCCGCGGTGACACACACAACACTTGGCTGCTGTTTCATCTTCGAATAACCTACTGCACTATACCCGCACGGACTTTCACCGTGCTGATACACAACCTTCAACTTTTCGCCGAATGAATCATTGAGATGCATAGCAAAGCCACCCGTGACTGAAAAACATTGTGTGACTCCGTGTTCAACGAGATAATTTGCCACGTATTCAGATACTTTCATTTGCTAAGTATTCGTCGATTCTTACTTTTAAACTAGGCAAAGTCAGCATATGAAGGTTATGTTCTCCGTTGTAGCCTTCATTCTTTTTTCCATACACAGTCACTGAAAACCCAGCCATCTGAGCAATCTCTGAAAGGAGATATTTCTTACCAGGGTACACCATATTCAACGGGTATCCAACATTTGGTTTGTCCATTAGATATTCCATCACACGTGCGACATCATGGACGTGGAAAAAATCAAACTCCTGATCCATGGGGATAGTGACATGCCCGTCGCGTTTTCCGCTTGCAAGAAAGCGTGTCGGTGGTTCGTCGGGTCCGAAACACCCCCAGATGCGTAAAATCTGAAGCCGACGAGACTTGTGCTGCTCGATGATGTACTTTGAAAAACCGTAGGGGTCGTTCGGTGGGTTTGGAAAATTTCGAAGTGCTGCTCCACTTGAAAAGTAGTATACTTTACACCGGGTGGCATTCATCACGTTGAAAAACATACGAAGGTTCTTGTCGAGAACCGAATAGTCATCCTCTCGAAGGCGACTTCCCCCGACGACGGCACAGTGAATAACAACATCATAATCATGTTCTGAAAAATAGCTCGTCACTGCTTTGGCGTCGAGCAGGTCGAGCTCTTTGCGCGTCAGTGCCACACTTTCCGGAAATGAGCGCGCTAAATTTCGTCCTACGAATCCACCTGCACCTAAAATACATACGCGCATGATTAGTATTCATGCCAAAGCTTTACGTGTGTCATTGTCCGGTGTCATGCGGACACCGTCGACCAGTGCTCGAAGAACATCTCAAAGAAAGGGGGTTCACTGACGTGGAATGGGTAACTGACTATGCTGCAGACCATCCGTATGTAAAATGGCTTCATGAACGACTCGGGAGTAAGGGAAGTCTCGCACACATTTCAGGACTTGTCAAGGGTATGGAGATGTTTCGTAAGGTCGTGCATGACAAGGGTCCTGACAAGTGGTTCTGGAAGGGTGATGACGACATTGTCTTCATCAAAAACTGGAATGTACCGGTTCCAGATGAACTCAAGTACGTCAACATGAGCGTCGGTGTGAATTTCCACATACTTCCAGATGCTCGACCACAATACACAGGAAACAACGGTGGCGCCGAGGTGTTTTGCTTTACACGAGAGTTTGCACAGCTCATGCTTGATAACGTCGATACACGTCAGTCGAGTGACATTGTCGTTCATGGACTTTTGCACCACGTAGGTCATCCACTCGTGTGTATTCCCGTGGCACAGCAGACGTCACTTCTCGAGCCCAAACAATCGACACTCGTAGTTGATCAGACGCTCATACCATGGGTCGAGTTTGTTCAGAAGTTTAAGCCTACAGGCATTAAATATGAAGACCTGCGCAATGAAAGTGGTTTCTTTGCTCGGGACGGCACATGAGTATCCAGATGGACCGTCTGACCCGGAACACCCAGCTTTTCAGCGTCTCAAGCAGCTCATTGAGCTCGAGTTTTACACGCACTTTGATCGCAAGCTGAACATTACGAATTGGGACTATATATTAAAGCGTGCAGAGGCGTACAGAATTAAATGACCCACGTCTTCATACCACCGAAGGGTCATGGACTCGCAAACTTGTTCATCATGCTGAGCGACTTTTTTTACAACTGCCCGGGTGGCGTGGTCCACGAGTCCATCAAGGATTATGAGATGGGTCGATGGCTCACATTCAACTTTCCAATCACCGACCGAACGGACTTGCCCGTATACGAGGGTCGTATATTCTTCAACGAAGGTTTCATGGAACACGTCCATCCTCTGATTCGTAAGCTCATTCAGCCTTCGCCAGAACTCGAGGAACTTTTGAAACGTCATTCACATCTCGTGGAGGGCGTGAAGCTCGGTGTTCACGTTCGACGCGGTGCATCCGCCCCTGACAGCCGAAAGGTTGTTTCTCGTGACGAGGATACGTTTGCGTCGCAAGCGGCTGTTGAGCAGATGGTTCGCATGGCGGAGAATGTCCAAGGGCCGGTTTTCCTCGCCAGCGATTCACCGATGACCAAGCAGTACTTTCCAGAGACGTGTCGGACGCTCGACACACGCATCGCAGTCGTTCACGGTGACGTGGAGTGCAACCCGGATGACCGTGTCGGTATTTTTCTGGACTTTTTCTTGCTCGGCAAGTGTCCACAGGTTATTGTGACGGGTGGAAATTTCCCTGAACTTCCAGGCATTTCGACGTTCGGGTACATGGCGGCGGTTTATGGAGGAGCACGCTATCTTATCATAAAAAATAACTAAACGACTCGGGTGCGTCTTGGGTATGAAGACGGCTATTTTCTGTCTGACACGTGGGTACCAACACCCATTCATGTATTCTCGGCTCGTCGCTCGAAACAACTCAATTGAAAAATTCATCGGCGGTTCACCCGACATCGTGTTGTTCCACGAGGGGAACGTGGCACATGAACACCAACGACTCATCGAGGCTGAAACACCAAGCCTGAAATTCAAATGGATCCAGGTTCCTTTTCAGTTTCCACATGACGTACAACTACCGGCTGAAACAATCAGTACGTTCCGTGAGGGACGGTGCTACCCTGGATATCACGTCATGTGTGAGTTTCATACGTGTGATGTGTGGGACCACCTGAAGGACTATGATGTAGTTCTTCGGGTTGATGAGGATTGTATTCTGGAGAGTGAAAAGTGGGCGGATGTGTTTACATCTGTTTCATCGGAAATACCGTACAGAACACCCATGATGTTTGTCGAGACGCATGAAATGACGAACTCAACCCTTCCGGTGTGGCTCGGTGAGGATGCTGGATTTTATGACCAGACGATGCCATATACGAACGTTTTCGTGTCGCGTATGGATGTGTGGAACCGTGAAGACGTGCGTGCATGGATCGAACGTGTTCGCGAGTCGCGAGGGTGTATAAAATATCGCTGGGGCGATCACGTGCTACACAGCATTATTTTGAAAAAGTTTAAAATTGGTCACGGTACGATGGACGGGTACAATTATTATCACGGAAGTCATGACATTCACGTCGCAAACTAAAGAGTAAATGAAATATTTTCATATATGGATAATCCGTTCATCACGTATGAACCTGACCATCCTAAAGTTCGTATTGGTCATCAAGCAGATGGGGGATATGTCGTCGTAAACGAGGGTGATGTATATGACGCATTTCTTTCATGCGGCCTCTCAGACGAAACGTCATTTGAGGAAAACTTTCCGTATAAAATTCCAAGCTGGGCTTTTGATGGAACCATTCCGGGGCGTCCGAAAGATCTTCCCGAACACATTTCGTTTGTTCGTAAGAATATCGGTACAGAAAACACAGAAACTCTTACAAACATGCATGACATTATTCAGAATTACAATAATATATTTTTGAAAATGGATATTGAAAGTCACGAATGGCGATGGATTAACGCAACTGACATGTCACGATTTCGTCAGATTGTTGTTGAATTTCATGGTATATGGACAGGGCACGTAGAACACGATGGACCTTCGCCGTATGAAAAAATACACGCGGCTCAGAAACTTGCTAGTACTCATCGTCTCGTGCATGTTCACGCAAATAATAACGTTCCGATGCAAATTGGGCAACCACCATGGGTCGGCGAGTTTACATGGATCCGGAAGGATGTTCCTGTCAAAGGTTTGAACACGAAACCGTTCCCTGATGACAAACTCGATTTTAAAAACGTCCCCGATAAACCCGACCATACTATTTCTTACTGGCCTTTTGTGCACTCGTGATCTTCACGTCCATACACTGAACATAACCCCGTGATTCGTGCGTGGTTTTTCATTCTCATCAAACCCTAGACCCATGAATCCATCTTCGGCCCACGACTCCTTCATCCACTTGGTTTCACGGAACCCACATTCGTGAAGGTCGAGCTTCATGGTATTCCACAATTCCCGTTTCAGAAAACTTTGATCTGAAATGTACTCGTGAACTTTTGCATACTTGTTCATGTTGGATTCGGGAAGGGGTCCACCAGAAACCCCAAACATACCCGCCATGATTTCAGTCTTGTAATGTTCGTCATGGTCACGAATGACCATGAACTTTTTTCCAGATTCGATCCATTCATTCACACATCGCACGTCACGCCACGTGATGCGTGAATCGACGTCCCGAATCAGAACACGTTCGTGACCAGACTCGAACAACGGACGAAACCGCCAGAACGTTCCGTATGTTCCGTCGGGTTCGACGCGAACCAACTCGACATTCAGTTCACGTAGGCAATCGAGGACGCGTACCGGAATGCTGTCATCGTGATATACGCGCATTGTCCAATCTGGGAAATGCTCCTTGCACTGAAATGCATTGGCGAGCGCTCCATATAAAAACATCGCCACATTTCCCCATAAACTGTACGAAATGATCTTGGACACCTTGGACAACGGCGCGCCGTTGGACAACGACCCGCCGTTGGACATTTTCTTTTAAGCAGTCGTAACCTTTATTTCAGTAAGCATCTGAATCTCCTGATCAAGTGAAACATCATTGATACTCGCAAAAATAGCCTTGGACTTGAGCAGGCGTCGCAGTTCGTCGACGTGTAAAAACTTGAAGAACCGCTTCTTCATGCTGAGGTTCATGAACGGCATCTTACGATCCCAGAGTGCCTGACACACTGGCCATGTGACGCATCGCAGCTCATACAGTTCAGCCTCTTGGGCATCCAGGCGAGGGAGGATGTTCTCACGCAAAAGACGTGATATATCTTCCACGTTTGACATCTAGAACTAAAATGGTCAATTAGTTCTAGATGGAAAAGGCTGTGTGGGACACTCTCATTGCCCCTGGGTTACGAGAACGACTTGTTGAGCGATACGTTCCCGCTTCCCTCGACCGTCAGGACCCTCTCGTCTATAAAGTGACTGCATTCTACTGGTTGCTTCAGGAGCTCGTCGGAAACTGGAAGTCTGGAAAACGTCTCACGCTCGAACAAAAGACACAGCTGCTGCAATTACTTGTATGGAATCTTTCCAGAGCGCAGCAGGAACAGACCGCTTACGATGAGTACGAGCCCGAGATAGTGATTCCAGGAATCGAAGCGTTCACCGAGTATAAAATACGCCGCCAGGGTTTCGATAATCCCAGAGAGACCATCCCACATGCCGTTGACGTACATGACGTTGCCCTTTGTGAGACTTCGGATGAGGAAGAATATGACACCAGCATATCCTGTGAGACCACCGAACAGATTGCCCAACTTGTGCTCGCGTGCAAAGAATTTCAATTGAAAGTCACCGAGGATCTCAGCAAGAGTCAAGCCTGCGAGGTTGATTAGACTCATTTAAAAGAATCAAAGGTTTTTTATTAAATGTCTCGAGCGGCCATCATCAGCGGCGTGACCGGGCAGGACGGATCATACCTTGCCGAGCTGCTGCTCTCAAAAGGGTATGACGTCTATGGACTCGTCCGGTACGCCTCCGAGCAAAAACGCGAGCGTATCGATCACATTCAGGGTCTCAAGATCATTCGAGGTGATCTTACAGATTCTCCGCGTCTCGCTACAATTATTCGCGATGTGGCTGCTGGTGATTACGAGCGTATTGAGGTGTATAACCTGGCTGCACAGTCTCATGTTAAAGTTTCTTTTGAGCAGCCTGAGTTTACTGCCAACGTCGACGCCATCGGAGTCGTCCGATGGCTCGAGTCGATTCGTCTCAGTGGATATCCACTTGACCGATTCCGATTTTACCAAGCTGGAACCTCCGAGATGTTTGGAAAGGTTCATGAGATTCCACAAGTTGAATCCACGCCATTTTACCCTAGAAGTCCGTACGGGTGTGCTAAGCTTTTTGGGTACTGGATTACAAAGAATTACCGAGAGTCTTATGGGATGTACGCCTGCAGCGGAATCCTGTTCAACCACGAGTCCGAGCGTCGCGGTGAAGAGTTTGTGACGCGTAAAATCACCAAAGCGATTGGTGCCCGTCAGTTTCCCATTGTCCTCGGAAACCTTGATGCCAAGCGTGACTGGGGCCACGCCCAGGATTACGTCGAGGGTATGTGGAACATCATGCAGCAGGACACTCCGGATGACTATGTGCTGGCGACCGGCGAGACGCACTCGGTACGTGAGTTTGTCGAGGCGGCATTCGAGCGTATCGGCAAACGTATCGAGTGGCATGGATCAGGTGATTCGGAGTATGGTACGGACCTGATCACCGGCGATACCCTCGTCCGTATCAGCCCTGAATTTTACCGACCTGCCGAGGTGGACCATCTCATCGGTGACTCGACCAAGGCTCAAAAGGCGTTCGGGTGGGCACCGAAGGTTTCATTCACGGAGCTTGTCCATCGCATGGTGGACAACGATTCCGTTTAAAAACACGACGTGTTGTATGAAGAAATGGTAATATTGAGTCAAACTCATCGTTTATTCACACGCGAGGACCGTCATATTATGCACACACACAAGACCCTAGGAGTCCTTGTGCTTGGTCATATTTTTTACAGAATAAATTTGATTTTAAAATCAGGGGATTCTGGCCTGGCCACGTCTTACTGGACTCCTTTTTGGATGGCAATTCATTCACTCCTTCATGTATCGTCGTTTCAATTCCGACTCCCCGAAAAGCGCAACCGGACGTATAACATTATTTGGCCTGAATTCCGCCTGCACAGTATGATATTTGCATACCGTTCCATACTCTCCGTCTTGTTGGTGTGGATGGGTGGTTACTGGAATCACGCACTCAGAGGGCCTCTCGTACTGAGCGCGATGGCTGCTGCCGACACTGTGTCCCATTGGTATGGACAGGATACGACGATGCGTGCCAATCCTTACCCGGAGGGAACCAACCAGAACTTCATCACGTGGCATAACCGTTTCTATAGCGTGAGCCAATTTGGGGCTACGATGGGCATCATGTTCAGAGGGACCGATTCGGCGTTTTTGGCGCTCTTGCCTATTCAGACGGCTCCGTTTCTCATGACCCTCGTGAAGAAGGGTATATTGAACCAAGCCGAATGGCATGTTTGGTACACATTAGCCCTTCTCACAAACTGGATCCATGCTATTTTCGGACAAGGAAACGACGGCAACACGGTATCCACAGTTGCTTATCAGACCATATTATGGAGTGCGGTTGCGGTTAGGTTTCATTACCGAGTTAACAAATACACCATATGGGGGGCAATTTGGATTCTCAAATGCCTACTCTGAAGCCTAAAGTCTAAAAACCCTAAAACCGTATGGTGAGTTTCCAAGCCGTTGCGTGGCACGGCGAGGACACAGACTCCGAGTACGTCATTCACATCTTCGGACGGACGGAGGATGGCAAGTCTGTTCACGTCGAAACACCGTTTGAGCCGTACTTTTTCGTCAAGGTACCGCCCGATCGTAGTCCAAAGGCGCTGATCCAGGAGATTCAGCCGTACAGTTCAGCCGTCATTCGACGCAAAGACCTGTGGGGGTTTCGGAATCAGGAAGAGTACACGTTCCTCAAGTTGGGGTTTCGAACACTCGCGGACCTCAAGGAGTGTCGTCCTCGAGGACTCAAGGTGTACGAGAAGAATCTCGATCCCGTTCTGCGTTTCATGCACAGGTCCGAGATCAAGTCGACAGGGTGGGTCAACGTGCCCGAGAATGCGAGTCCGGGACACGATTCGTCATGCGACATTGACTTGTGCGTTTCGGATTGGCGAACCCTGAAACCCGTCGACCGCGACGACATTGCACCGTTGAGAATCGCAAGCCTCGATATTGAGTCGTACTCTGAATCGGGGGCGTTCCCAAACGCATTCAAGGAGAAGGATGTGTGTTTCCAGGTGGCAGTCACCACAAAAGAGTTTGGACGCCAAGAGTACCTCGACCGGAAGTGTTTTTGTGTCAAGCAGACGAACGGCGCAGAGTGTGAGTCGTTTGAGACTGAGCGTGAGATGCTCGAGCGGTTGGGTCGGTACCTCCGTGAACTTGATCCGGACATTGTGACTGGCTGGAACATCTTCGGGTTCGATTTAGAGTATCTGTACACGCGCGCGGTTGTCACAGTCGCAGGACCGGATGCACACATGTGGGGTCGTCTACGCGGCATTCCAAACGAACTCGTCGTGAAGCACCTGGCGTCCAACGCACTCGGATCGAACGACATGAAGATGGTTCCCATGCTCGGTCGGTACGTGTTTGATATGTTTCAGGACATCAAGCGTGAACACAAGCTCGAGAGTTACTCCCTGAACAACGTCTCGAAGGAGTTTCTCAAGGATCAGAAGATTGACATGCCCATCAAGGAGATGTTTGCTCATTTTCGTGAAGGTGACCCTGAACGGCTGGGTGAAGTGGCGGATTACTGTATCAAGGATACTGAGCTTCCACATCGCATCTCTGAAAAGTTGTGTCTGATTCAGAACCTCATCGAGATGGCCAAGGCGACATGGGTCCCTTTGAGTTACCTGAGTGAACGCGGTCAGCAAATCAAGGTGTTTTCTCAGTTGGCACGTAAAGCGCGCGAACTGGGATTTATGATTCCGACATTGTACTCTAAAGCTACGGGTGACGAGAAATACCAAGGGGCGACCGTTCTCGATGCTCAGACTGGTGCATACTATGGCCCAATCACCGCCCTTGATTTTGCTAGCCTGTATCCGAGCATCATGCGTGCTCATAATCTGTGCTACTCAAGCCTGGTTATCGACCCCAGGTTTGGCAACGTCCCGGGCGTTACTTACGAACAGTACGGTCCATACCGATTTGCTCAAGGAGTTCCTAGTCTCCTCCCTGCCATCCTGAACGAGCTTGCCGCGTTTCGAAAAAAGGCGAAGAAACTGATGGCTCAATCGGAAGGAACACCGATGGAGGCGGTGTACAATGGTCAGCAGCTCGCATACAAGATTTCGATGAATTCAATCTACGGATTCACGGGTGCTGCCAAGGGTATGCTTCCGTGCGTCGCCATTGCATCAACTGTGACTATGCGTGGTCGACAGATGATTGAAGAGACGAAGAATTACGTCGAGGAGCATTTCCCGGGTGCCAAGGTGCGGTACGGGGACACCGATTCCGTGATGGTTGAGTTTGATGTCCAGGGACGCAAGGGTCAAGAGGCGATTGATTACTCGTGGGAACAGGGTGAACAAGCCGCTGAACAATGCACAAAGTTGTTCAAGGCTCCGAACGATCTGGAGCTCGAAAAGGTGTACTGTCCGTACTTTTTGTACTCGAAAAAGCGGTACGCCGCCAAGATGTACGAGAAGAAAGGCGACGCGGTTGTGTTCAAAAAGATTGACGTCAAGGGTCTGCAGGTGGTTCGACGTGACACGTGTATGTACGTCCGAGGCGTCCTCAAACAGCTGCTCAACCTGGTTCTCAACTCTGAGGACCCGCGACCCGCCATCGAGTATGCACGTACATCCGCCAAGACGCTTCTCAAAGGCAAGGTGGACCCGAAGGAACTCACGATGTCGAAACAGCTCGGTGCAGACTACAAGACGCGCGTTCCACACGTCGAGGTCCGTGACAAGATTCGAAAACGCGCACCGGGGTCTGAACCCCAGAACGGGGACCGGGTCGCGTTTTTGATTACAAAGGTGCCTGGTTTACTGTGCGACAAGGCGGAAGATCCGTCGTGGGTCACGGACAACAAAATTCCGTTGGACTATGTGTACTACTTTGAACATCAGTTGGTCAAGCCCGTGTGTGACTTGCTCGAACCATTGGTGGGTGCGAACCCGTTCCAGACAATCTTCAAGTCGGTGGACTACCTGACGACACCGTCAATCGCGAGTTATTTTACGATCAAGTCGCGATAGTTTTAACGGTACAGGTTGTTATTGTTGTTACGATTCGGGGAAGGAGTGCGTCTGGACACAGCTCCACGAGGTCCGTTTAATCCCTTCATGCTCGCCCTCGCAGCAGCTGACATTTTCATTCCAAGTGCATGTTGACGCCAGTGGCGCGTGCTTTTCCCAGCGACATAGTGTTCCGGACCATGGCGGATACCGGCGCGAATACGAGCGCCGTAAGCGCGCATGTTATTTGGGCGCTGGAACACGCGACGCATAACGGCTCTGTATCCCAGACCTGGGCGACCGGCGACGACGTTGGCGTACGTGCGACCCCATGCTGGGTTTGCAAGGTGCAGGCGGGTCAGCATACCACGGACACGCGCCTGGATGACACGAGCGTGCCAGTTGCGTCGGGCTGCAAGAGAAATAGCATTGCGACGACGCGCTGCTGCTGTTCTAGGTGAGTTGGGCATTTAGTATTTACTGAGATAAAAATCCCTTTCCACCGCAGGTGGAAAGTTCTCTCGTCTGTGATCGAACAACGTACCGTTGTCTTAAAAGTTCTGGACCATGAAAAACCATGGAACAACAAATTGCTCAGTTGATTGAGTCGGAGGTGGAGCGTCGCGTCCTTGAACGCATGTCAACAGCTCTTGAAAAGATTAGTCGTACGTTTGACATTTCTTTGCAACAGCTGCTTCGAACGGCGAGTGAAAACACGACGAGCGCCTGGAACGGAAACGTGTGTCACGGACTGAGCAAGTCGTCAAAGCAAAAATGTAAACGCGGTGTCAAGGATGGATCAGGGTACTGTAGCTGTCACAAGGATCAAAAGCCGGTCCAGCGTGTCATTGTGCCGTCGAGATCTCAACTGGCTCTGCTGGCGCCGATGCCGGTGCATACACACTCACTGCCTCCGATGTTTCTCGCGGGTTGTCCAGCGTGTGAGCGTGGAAAAAACTCTCGAATAGATATATAATGGCTGGTGGACTCTTTCCAGGTCGTCCATTTGTGTTCAACGTCAAGTGTATCGTTTTTTCGCTTATCATGTCGCTCGGGTACTGGTTTGCGCCGCACAGAAATCTCTGGGTGCTCGCATTCCTGATTTGGTTCCCGTACATTGCTCTGGCATGGTATGACTGGAGCTACAAATGCGAAAGCAAGCTGCAGCCGACAGCTGTTCCGTTCGGGCGGTACATCTGGTTGCCGTTCAAGCCACCAGGGTACAAACAGGCGTTTGACGATCTTCCACCTGAGAAGATTGCTATTATGGACCGGGTGGACCACCTCGCGGGGTGGACTCTGGTTGCTGCGTTGGCGACGTGGTACCTTCTCAAAAGACGGGTCTGAAAGACCCGTCTTTTATTGACTTTGAACGGAACGATACAAGTCGCGAAGCGACTTGGAAGAAACGCTTAAAAATAAACGAGTCTAAGTCGTTATGGCGACGCGGAGCGACCTTCTTCTCGAGGCGCTCCGGCGATTTTTTGAAGTCCCGGAAAACGCCCACCAACTCAAAGATATTCTAGAACATCGACGCGGAGTGTCTCTCAGGAACCTCGAGTGGTTCGTGACAAACTATTCCCGTCAGACGAACGTGACGTATAAGACGTCGACGGGGCGTCAGTTTACAGTCCACGTGGCATACAAGTCATCACTGGATGGCTATTCGAAAAAGTTTTTTGATCCATTTTGCCGAACGGAGCGAATTGAATTTATGGGTCTGACGACGACAGTTGCGCAGTTGAATTTCATTCGTTGGTGCATTGTCAATGGTATTGTTGACTATATCACAGAAAAGGGTGTGTTGAAAATTCGTCAGGAAAGCATTGCTACAAAATAGACAAAACAAAAAACATATCCTTTTATAGAAGAGCATCATGTCTGGTGCGCGTGTTCAACTTGAGGCTGGCGGAACGTTCGTACAGAACCCTCAGCACACATTGTTCTCTCGAAAGTATGATACACGCGAAACGTATATTGCTGAATCATTCGAAGTTCCATTTGATACCAATGTACCTGAATTCGGTGGTTTTGTATCAGCTCGTATTCCACCAAAGGGTGATCTGGTTCGACGCCTCACGGTCCGATCTGAACTTCCACAGTTGTACACGCCGCTCGGACCAGGCTATGTCTACCCTCAATATTCTGATGTAGTCGACGGGGGTGTTTACGTCCAGACGAACACGCTCGCGATCCAGCCAGGTGATTTCGTCGGCTACTTTAATACACAGTTCCTTTCGGCGTGGGCGACAAACTTTGTCGGCTATTCAAACCTGAATGTCGCATACGATTCGACGCTCAACAAGTTTGTTTTCACGGGCGTTTATTCGAACATCTTTTTTCAGAATGAAGGGAGTGCGTCCTTTTGGGGTTTTGATATTCGGAGTCCCGACTTTTTTACGGCGAGTGGATATCCGGCCTACAACTTTACGGGCGGCACGTTGACTGCACCGCTCACGCTCGTGCAAGCGGGTTGGATCCGCGGGTTTACGCCGCCGCCGTCGAATGGGTTTTCGTATGTCGATTCGGTCGCGACCAAACTCATCAAGAGTGCGACGTTGACTGTCGGCGGACAGACTATCGATCGTCTGACGAGCGAGCGACTGTACCTGGAACATGATCTCGGTGTCGCGTACGAAAACCAGGCTGCACTAACGATTCTCGAAGGCAAGAACGACACGTCGGTCGTATCGACCCCTCGAGAATACTACACAAAGTTGACGTTCAACATGGACACGCTGAACATGAGCGAACTGTACCGACACGACGTCCGGGTTGATATCGAATACGAAAAGTTTGAGAATCTTGCGGCGAATGTCATTACGTCAAACGGTTTTCTCGATGGTGCTTCGTATGTAACATCGAATCTTCAGGCGATAACTGCTGACGGAACTCAAAATATATTCCCATACTGGGCTGCTGGTTGGAAAAACTATATCATATTGGGTCCCATGTTAAATAGTTCATTCAGATTATATAATCAGGACAATGGGACATTTTATAGATGGTCACCCTCAAGTGGTGCTACAAGTGATACAAAATTCACTATAAACGGAGGAACTATATATAGTTCGTCATCTAGATATATTAAAAAGGCTTTGATTTCAACAGTACTTTCATCGAATACAACGCCATGGTCAGTCAGTACATACAGTTTTTTTAGTGCATTTCCAAGCATCCCATATGGAGAGGGTCAAAATTATATTAGTTTTATGGTTTCTGATGCTCGTTATGTTTACTCGTTTTATAGTGTAAACTATTTCATTATCGGTTCGACATATACGAGTCTCGTGAGTGGTTCACTCGACGGAACCCAACGAATATGGACGATTGTGTACCGATTTTATAACAAAACCCAACCTTTATCAGCGTCGGACCAGACGGCCCTTCAGAATTTTTGGACGAGTTTTGCGGGAGCATTTTCAAGTGCGGTTATTTCTTCGATGAACCAAAGTGGGTCAGATGTTCTTGTCACCGGAACATTAACATATCCTGTTACACAGACACCAGGTAACGCATATATACCTGGTCTCGATGCTCACAATAATATTATATGGGGTCGGTACGACTCGTCGGCTAATTTTAACTCGGCAAGTTCTTACACGTTTACACTTACACCTCAGGGACTTCCTGCATCTTTAAAAGATATTTTTCCAGGAGTTTATGACCTAACTTCACTTCCAAATGACAGTGGTGGATTTTTACCAAGTTTCGACGGACGTTATATATATTTTCCTGCCGGGTTCTATTTTGTTACTCAATTGGATACTACACAATTTTTGGACCCAGCCGAGTATAATCAAGTTCAAATAAGTAGTTTAACACCCCCTTCTCCAATTTATTTAACTGGAAATCAATGGGTTTCAGATGGTAGGTATGTATATTTGGGTTCATCGGGTACTTATAGTAGGTATGACAGTACGAAAGACATTAATACACAAGCCGCATGGGAATATTATTCAGGTGATAATGCAGTTTTGAATGCAGGAAGTATAAGTGCACCAGCCGGTTTTGATGGAAGATATATTTATTTTTATTCAGGTCCAGCTACAGGTCCAACTATTAAAAGAAAAACTTTATGGCATAAATACGATACTACAAAACCATATAATTTAACAAGTTCATGGGAATGGATTGATTTTCGTATCAATCCGGATAATACAATTACGAGAGTAGGTTCTAATGGTTCAAATCCGTTAATTACATTAGATGCACACCAAAGTGGTGTTCCTTCGACTGATCCCTATTATAATTTGCCGTTTATGACAATGAAGTTTATCACGGGAACAAGATATATCTATATAGTGGAATACAACAATGTCACGAGAGACGAAGCTTGGATATTATCAGATTTCATCCAGTACAACCCGGTCACCATGTCGAACGTACTCAGTTCGTCGAGCATCATCGCAAAGTACGAAAAGTACGCAACGCCTCCCAAGACTGGCAAGATGCTCTACGGCCAGACGGACGTCGAAACGTTTACAATTCAAAAGGGTGCACAGACGAGCGAGTTTCAACTTCGGTTCCTCAATCCGGTCCGGGAATTGTGGGTTTCGATCGACGCTCCGTGTGTCATCCGGCGACTCATCCTTCGGCTGAACGGTGAAGTGCTTGTCGATGACGACCAAGTCACGACAAAGACCATACGGGCATTCGAAAGTCACACATATGTAAGCAGTAATGTCGCCGTGGTCAACTTTGCACTCGACCCAGAAACAGTGGCACCATCAGGCTCATTGAACATGTCACGAATAGCATCACCGATGCTCGAGATTCAACTTGTGAGTGTGCCGACAGCAACCGCAAATGTTCGCGTGTACTCCAAGTCGTTCAATGTTTTCCAGGGAAATAATGGGATTGGTGGGCTTCTTTTTAATTCTGCTTTCTAAAGTAGAATGAAACCTCCAGCCCAATTTGCTCGTCAGACAATCCGACTTCAATTTCCAATGGATATTCACTGGGGGGATGACATGACCGTATGGATCGCCAAGACGGGCGATATTGCCCGGACCATGTACCTTCGGGTGACGTGGCCTTCGGACGCACCGACGACGGTCCAACCGAGCGCCGGTACAGCCATGATCGATCGAGTTGAACTTTCTTATAAGGACCAACTTATCGAAAGAATCTACGGCGAAACTCTGTACATGCTTGGTGATACTCGTGTGCCGCAAGCAAAACAAGCTGCTTTGACAAACATGGTCGGGACCTCGACGACGAGCAATCTCGCTTCGTATCACATTCCGATGCCTTTTTCGATTTTGGAAAAGGGTTTACCGCTCATAGCGCTCGACGAGGCGCCCAAGTTTCGGGTCGTATTCAAACCTTCGACATTCTTCGCCACTGGACTTCCGTACACGAAACCGATCCAGGTGGACCTCTTTGTCGAGTACGTCTACGTCACCAAAGCCGAACGGGACTACCTCACGTCACACGAACTCATTTATACGACTGAAAGTTTTCAAAGAATGCAGTTTCGGGTCCCTCCGTTGGCCACTCAATCGTCTATCCAGTTTTTGACGTCATTCGTGAACGACGTCAAGGAACTCTACTGGGTCATCCAAAGTGATGCCTCTTCGAATGTATACGACTACGGGACGACAGACCAACTTGTCAATCTTCAGTTGACGCTCAACACGATTGATCGAATCACTCCAGATTATGCAACCGCCCAATACCTTCGGGTAATCCAAGGTCTGGAATTCCATACGCGCGTCCCGAACGGCCGGTACTACATGTATTCATTTGCGATCGAACCCGAACTGAACGAACCGTCCGGCGAAATCAACATGACAAACATTAATCGACAGCAGCACACTTTGACGCTGACGTCGAGCGCCTCTGCTCGTTCGGTCAGAATATACGCCCTGTCGTACAACTTGTTCAGTGTCTCGAAAGGAAACGGTGTTTCACTGTACACGCTTCAAGAAGGTTAAGTTACAAAAGCGTACATACACCATTCTGTATCTTCAATGTTACGTAACCATAATAAAACAAATTCAAAGAAAAGTTCGATGCAATTTGTGGTGCGTATTGCTCTAAAAATTCAATGTCCAAATGAGAAGTTTGTGAATTGAGTTGATTAAAATCGAGTGTGCCACCCGAATTGTAAATACTAGGACGTTCACTAAAACAGTACATGTATAAACTTTTGGTGGGGACGGAAAGACCGTGATCTAAAGGTTGTTTAAAAGTATAGTACAAACCACCAGGGAAATTTGAAAGAACGTTATTGTTATTCAGGTACATTGTTGCATAATCAATAGTATCAATATATCTCAATGACACGCCGTTAAAGAATGTCACGGGTGTAGCACTCTGGATATATTCAGATGTATATCCATATGAATATCTTGAGTCGAAATAATTTTGGTTTTGTGTCTCGTATAATTTATTTCGGACAAACCATACCATCATAGCAACTGGAAATTTAGCCGTGAAATTAAGCCGAGCCAAACCATTTGAATATGTCTGACTAGATTCTTTCCATACACGTGGAACTTTGAAAGTCAATGTACTTAATTGGTAGTACATGCGTTCCTTGGCAGATACATGTATTTCCTCAATGAGCAATCGTGGATTAATCAAATCTATCTTATTAGTTGTTGATGTAATCCATTGTTGTGTATTAAACGTAAATCTAACGGACACGGTTGATAATTTAATCGCGCATAAAGGAAAGTAAGGTTTGATACGTTTTCGACCATGTGTAAATCGTTCACAGAAGAACAACTCAAGTGGTACAATCAAGTTGAGAGTTCCGGTCGCATCAACGTTTGTACCTTCTGGTGTTCCATTGCTTACCGCTTGATACATGCCGAGTTTTTCATCGGCATCCAAAAACAGTTGATCATGAATTACATACCAATCGTCTGTAATACTTTCATATACTACACCGTCAACCATAAACTCCACTTTATCAATTATTGCTCGACCGGTAAGTTCTGTGTATGTTCCAGCTGGCAAAGAACACTGGAGGTACATGTTCGACAAAAGGTCACCACACTCTCTTGGGAACAAATCAACCTGGACAGTTTTTCCAAGATAACCACCAACATTTGCTAATGGTACAGAAAGGCGCTGTGTAATTGAAAATGCAGTGTGTTGTTTTACTTCGGGAATCCATTTTGAATTACCTCCGAACATGTATGGTTCTTGGGCACCTATTGCAGCCATAGAAATAAGAGCACCAATACCCGAACCACGGTCCACAACGGTATGATAAACTTCAGGTCCTTCTGTAGTTGATACATTTGAGTTTAAATCACGAAGTTTTCCAGCTTGACCCTTTATAAGACTTGCATCAAAAATTTTCGGATCGTACAAGGAATAGTATTTGCTTTCAATATCAGCAGTTGGTGAATAAAATTCTACAGTAACAACTGAACCCGGTAAAGGTAAGGTTTGATTCACACTTGATGTAACATCAAGTTTATAAATATAGTCTTGAGTTTTGATGGATGTTCCTAAAACAACATTTGATGTCCCGGATTCGTAAATTACATTATTTATAGTAATAGTTCCAGTAACGTCAACAATAAGTTTAGACGGGTCTGTAAGTCCTTCAATCGTCCAGTCTTTTTCTGGCTCCAGGTCATTAAATTGCGCCACAACGTATACTGAAAATGTATTTGAATTATCGACAGGACCACGAAACACACGCGCACGTGACACTATTTCCAACTCATATTTGAACGTCAGTTGAAGAAGAGAACTTGGTGCAATTGGTACGGTACCTTTTCCTTTTACAATAGCAGTTACAACAGACACATACGGGAACGAAATAGATGGCGGACCGGGATTAATAACAACTGAACCATACACATTTGAGGTGTATGACTTGACAAGAACGCGTCCTTGAATTCCATTCAAACCGGTGATTATCATACCTTGTTTAAGCTTGAGTCCTGGAATTGCATCGCTAATATAAACCATAAAGGTTTTTGACGTTGGGTCATTCGATGGTGCGTAAAATCCAGTAAGAGTCACAGACGTCGGAAGCTGTTCAACCGGTCGAGATTGTCCATCGATGATGTTATTTACAAAATTTCTATATGCTGTAAGTGTTCTGAGGCGATCCACGTCGTTTCTAGCGATTTCATAACTAGACCGATATTGTAAATAAGCTGTTGTAAGACCTGTACGTCCAAACGGTGGTAACGGTGGTGATAAAAGAGTAACCTGAGTTTTAAGATCGGTGAGTTTATTTGCAAAATCTAGCACAAATGCGTTTATATATGCACTTTGTTGGGGTGTTCCAAGTGCATCTCTAAGCGAATCTACGTCCAAGAAATAAGAAATCATAGGCAAATAAGCGACAAATAAAATCTGCTGATCGATGGAATTTGTTAAGCTTTGAAATCGACGAAGTTCAGAAAGAATGTCATTTAATGATGTTGGTGAATGAACAGGTGGAATGATGACATCAATTGCGTCACGAAGTGCTGGGAGCAACCTGAGAAAATCCTCCTTGGTTTGAGCAGTCTGTAAATTCACTATTTGGGACTGTATAGCTGAGTTTCGTACAATGATACTAAAAGAACTCTTAAAATACATAAGAATCTGTTCGTCTGACATACTTGGATCAGGTGTGGGGTTCAATAATGTATTTTGAGTCAAGTTTCGAACCTGTAAAAGCGAATAATACACGGAACCCTGAGATGAACCCTGAGATGAACCCTGAGATGAACCCTGAGATGAACCCTGAGATGAACCCTGAGATGAACCCTGAGATGAACCCTGAGATGAACCCTGAGATGAACTTATGGTTTGTGTCAAGGCATTTTCAAACAGTTCAGCAACCTGATCAATTGATGTGTATTGAATATAAGTCGGTGGACTAGATTCAAGTTTTGAAATCACATCACTGTATCTCACACCGGCGCGTTCAATCAAGGTACGAGAAATTTCTCGCAGGCGTGTTAGTATCTGACTGGGTAATGAACCCACTGGTACAAAACTGTTAATTATTTCATCAATGTCCATCTCTACAAAGAGTCAAGATCTTGTTTCCAGAGGTTCGACACGGTCGTCGCCTCAAGGGTTGCGAGCTCGCTCTGAAGGTTCTTCACCAGCGTCAACGCCTTGGTGATTTCCTCTGCTGTGTACTGGTACGTCCGGACCGAAACCAACAACTCGTGTGGAAACCCGAGACGCGTCATGTCGGCTTCAATGTCTGACCGGGTCCGTCGAAAAATCTCGAGACGCCCGTGTGCCACCTCGGTGATGAAACGCGCCCGCAACGTGTTTTCATTCACCTGGTGTTTGAGCTCCTTGACCATGTGACTCTTCCGAGCCTTGTACAACGCCATACGCATCTCGAGGTAGTCGACCAAAATCTCCTCTGGGCTCGCATACTTTTTCACGGCACCGTTCTGTCCGATAAGGTACATGTTACTCGTGTGAATCGTCTTGACCAACCCAATCTGCTTGGGGTCGTCGACCTCAGTCCAGACGAAGAAATCAGCCTTGTTTTCCGTCGAGTGATTCTCGTACTTGACTTCGAGTCCATCCAGAAACTCCTTGTAGTCCTGGATCCACTTGCCTGGAGGCAGCTCAGTCACGTGAATGCGGGACCCTTGACGCTCAAACGTCCCTGTCAAAGTCCACGTGTGTTCGCCCGTCTTTTCCGTGGTTCCCGTAAACCCCTTGAAGTGAGGCTTCATGGGCTCCATAGCTTCGCCACGAAGGACGTGCTGGATGTTCTTCGTCACCACCTTGGGGTCGTACGGTGGAACGTACGACGAAAACCCAGTCCCGATACCCTCTGCGCCATTCACAAGTACCATAGGCACTATAGGCAAGTAGTACGTCGGCTCGACATTCTGACCATCCTCCGAAACGTATTTGAGTACCGGATCATCACGCTGGTCGAAGATCCGACGCGTCTTTTCCGCCAGTCGCGTGAAGATGTAACGAGGGCTGGCTGCATCCTTGCCGCCCATCAGACGTGTTCCAAACTGACCGCTCGGCTCGAGCAGGTTGACGTTATTCGACCCGACAAAGTTCTGTGCCAATCCGATGATCGTCCCCTGGAGTGACGCCTCACCGTGGTGGTACGCAGTGTGTTCGGCGACGTACCCGCTCAACTGCGCCACCTTGGCATCCTTGACCAGGTTACGCTTCAGACACGCGTAAATCACCTTGCGCTGACTCGGCTTCAGTCCATCTGCGACGTGTGGAATCGAACGCTTGATATCCTCGACTGAAAAGTTGGCCAAGTCTTGGTGGACGAAATCAGTCACTGTGAGAGACTTTACATTCCCGTACTCGACACCCGGTGGTGTGTTTGCCATGTGTTCCACGAGCCACCCCTTCCGTGCATCCGCCATAGCTTTGGAAAATGCGAGCGTCATCGACTCACCGGTCCGTGCATCCGGTGTGAATTTCACAGTCAGACGATCAATCATCTTGAAGTACTCCTTCGCCTCTGCTGACGTGGATGTTCCCAGACCCTTGTAGTACTTCACTTCCCCAGACCGACCGGCCCTCGCACGAAACGCCTCCTCGGTGAAGAACCACTCCTTGCCCGCCTTGATCACAGGGGTCACCATCGCCACCAGGAAACCCAGATCGAGCAGACTCGGCCAAAAGTGGTGAATCATGTTGAGCACCAGACCCTTGATGTGACTCCCATCCAGGTCGGCGTCAGTCATGATCATCAAACGGCCGTATCGAAGTTCTCGGAGTGAAGTATAGACCTTTCCATGCTGAAGGCCCAAAATCTTCTTGAGGTTCGAAAACTCCTCATTCTCGGTGAGTTGTTTTACGCTAGCGTCCCGAACGTTCCTCGGTTTCCCCCGGAGCGGGAAGACGCCGTATGCATTGCGGCCTACTACGCTCAGCCCAGCGACCGCGAGCGTCTTGGCTGAGTCTCCCTCAGTCACGATGAGAGTACACTCGTGACTCTTGGCTGTTCCGGCCCAGTTGGCATCATCCAGTTTGGGAACGCCTGTAATCTTGTTCTTCTTGGCACCGTCCGTCTTCTTCAGCTCTTTTTCGGTTTTGGATACGGCGAGTGCCGTCAGCTCGTCGCCGACACCAGACGCCAGGATGTCCTTGATGAACTTGGGCTTGAATTCATACTCTGTGGTCACCTTGGATGTACACTCCGTCTTGGTCTGACTCGAGAACGTCGGGTTGACAACCGTACAACGCATCATCACGAACAGAGACGCCTTGATTTGCACCGGCCGAATCCCCGTCGCCAACTTGGGTACGAGCTGATTCACGAATCGATCGACGTGCGTCCCACCCTGTGTTGTCGAGATGCCGTTGACGAATGAGATGTGCTGAAACGAACCGGTCGTCGAATGGCCGACGACAATGTCTTGTCCGAGCGTCGCCAGAGGTACATCACCGAGGTGCATACGAGCGTAGTCCTCGAGGCTCTTCACCTCGAGGCGCGTCCCGTTCAGGTACATGTGACACTTGGGACAACACGCCGCCGCGTCCCAAACGCGTTTCGTGAGCACCTTGAGCAAATCTGGGAGTTGGGACGACCCACCTTCAAATCGAGACCAGTCGGGTTGAAACTCAATATCGACGTATCCACCCTTTGCAGCCATCTGTGTGATGACCGGTGGCTCACACACCGTCATGTTCTTGGACCACTTCTGGACGTACTTTTGATTCTTGTGTAGGATACGGACTGCAAACTTGGACGAGTACACGTTGGTCAACTTGGCACCGTAGCCATTTCGTCCACCGGTCGTACGTTCCTGTGTGTCGTCGTAGTTGCTCGAGGTCAGAAGGTGTCCAAAGATGAGCTCAGGGAGTCGCACACCCGTCTCGGTGTGTACACCGTTCGGGATACCGTCGCCGTTGTTTCGTACTGAAAACACGTCACCCTGAAAAGTTACATCGATACGCGTCGTCTTTTTCGGATTGAGAGAGTGTTGGTCGATGGCGTTGACCAGCACCTCGTCAAAGATTTTCACAAGTCCAGGTGACACGGAGACAGTGGCCCTCTGAAAATCGACCCATGTTTCTGTGGTTTCGCGGGCGAGTGAGCCTACGTAAGAATCCGGGCGAGTGAGGATGTGATCTACGTGAGTGAGTTTACGATACATAAACTGAACACGCGCTACTTTCTTAAGTCGTCAATGAACAAATACGTTGCATTTCTCGCTATTGTGACAGCGTCTCACCTCGTGAGGTGCGTCGCAGACTATGCTTATTTTACATATTGTACAGGAATTTGGACCTCGATTTTCACTTGGAACTCTCCCACGTGCCGCGGACTGCGTTGGACGGCAGACTCGATCATGACGAACGTCGTTTCGATTGTCGGTGTACAGGTTGCAAAGCTCCTCACCTTTGATTTTTTTTCTAACGTAAAGTAATACCGAAACACTCGAGAAGTCGCGCAGGCATTTAAAAAGACAATACATATGAAAGACAAATGACGCAGAATGTCAAGATGCTGATTGAGAAGGTGAACGAGCTCAAGGCTCGCACCAAGGAGACGAACGAGGAGCTGAAGCTGGCCCTCGAGGACACCCAGGTGTACAAGGATATCCTACAGGCTGCGATGGAGGACAAGCGGTACAATGTCACAGAGAAGATTGCCAAGATGCACGCTCATAAGGTGGCCCTGAAGCACTTTACTCCGCCTAAGGAGGAGGAGTGAACAAATGGTATGGATTGCAACGAGGAGATCAAGGCACTTATTGCCGAGCGAATGGAAAAAGGTAAAAAGGCGTACGGCCACGGACTATTACAGAATTCAGGGTACGATTGGATCCAAGAGGCTCTCGAGGAGGCTCTCGATCTGTCAATCTACCTTTCAGCAAAGCTTATAGAGATTAAAGCACGTACAAATAAGGATGTATGATTTTATCATCGGTTTAGCGTTCGGAACTATCTTTGTTAAAATACTTTCAAAAAAGAAGCGTAAGGATGCGAGTACGCAGGTGGATTTTGTTTCGGTAACAATGCCGGTACAGATTCCCAAAAAGAATTTTGTACCTGGTGCCCTAGCCAATTTTTGGGGAAAAGATTCTTGACGCCTAGTATGAAGGAGGTGATTCGCGTCAGTCGCGCAGCGCCACCGCACAAATGGCGTGCGACTTTTCCTAATGGAAAATCAGTCAGCTTTGGTCTCCGTGGATACTCGGATTACACTATTCACAAAGACCATGAACGTATGCTGCGTTATTTGACGCGTCATGTCAAGCGAGAAAACTGGAGTCCGTCAGGTCGATTTAAGGCGGGTTTCTGGTCCCGTTGGCTCTTGTGGTCCAAGCCCAGCCTACGCGGTGCAGCCCGCGAGACTGAGCGGGTCCTCGGTGGAAAGTACCGTGTCGTTATCGCAAAATAAAGTTCTGTCAACTAAGTAGATGTGGGGCCCGATAACATGTTATCGTCCCGGCCCGCCACCAGAAGTTCTTTACGTCGTCCTTCCATACTTTAATTATTGTGGATTCAAACGACGTCAAGAATTGTTCATCAAGTTTGTGAACGAGATTCAGAACGTCAAGGGTATACGTATCGTCGTGTCTGAACTCGTCGGACAAGCGCCACTCCCAAAACTTCCAGTGTGGAAGCATATAAAAAACAGGTCGGACACACCTGTTTGGATGAAGGAGAAGCTCGTTAACGTAGCTATCAAAACCCTTCCAGATGATTGGAAATACGTCGCGTGGATAGATGCTGACATTACGTTCCTGAATCCTGACTGGGTCCAGGATACCATCGAGGCTCTTCAGACGAATGACGTAGTTCAGATGTTCCGGACGGCTGTCAACCTCGGACCAAACAACGAAGCGATCAAGATTGACAAGGGGTTCGGGTACATGCACACTGACAGTGGCACGCCCTACGTCAAAACGGACAAGTACGGACATTGGCACCCCGGATACGCATGGGCCTGTACGCGCAAAGCGTTTCGGACAATGGGAAGCTCACTCCTAGACTGGGCAATCCTCGGATCGGGTGACAGACACATGGCGATGGCGTGGATTGGACGCGTTCTAGACAGTTGTCCCGGAAACATTCACATGAATTACAAGATTATGCTCATGGAGTATCAACACAAGTGTCAAAACTTCAGAATTTCGTACGTCCCTGGAACTATTCTGCACCATTGGCACGGCCGCTTCGAGGATCGAAAGTACAGGGAGCGTTGGGACGTTCTTGTACGACATGCATTCGATCCAATCGCCGACGTCACGATGAGTCTCAGATTGACACCCTCCGGGAAACGCATGGAAAAGGATCTGAAGGCGTACTTTGAAGGTCGCAGGGAAGATTTTGTGTGACTATGGTAATGGCAAATAACAACAACTTGAGTTGGATGAATGCGGAGATGAATAAACCCATAAAAAGTAAGGTTGTCGGAGGAAAGGTGTACGTCAAATTCGGAAATAAGTTTGTTTTACGTAAGAGCGAACCGTCTGCTCCTACTCGAAAATACAGAGCAAATCAGTTAAATTTGACAGGTCCAAATACTCGGATATACAACAACCCTAGAATAGAGAATGCGATGAAAGTCTACGCGAATGCTGTCCAGAAGCAACTCAACGCCGTTGAGATGTTGAGAGTGATTAATAGACCAGCGTACAACAAAGCCGTACGTCACATTTTATCACAGAGTTACGTGTATGACAAACTGAAGTCCGTGGGTCAACTCGGTTTCAAAAACTATACAGCTCGTGCCAAAAACAACCGAAGCCTGCGTGGGTTTGCGGTCATCCATAATTCGCGTGCCAATGGCAATCGTATACTCAACTTACTCGTCACCAGACCACGTGAAGGAACTGGAAAGATTCTCATGAATCGTATAATAAACAATGCAAAGAGGAACGGCAAATCCATCAGACTCAACTCTGTCAAGTCTGCTGTAAACTTTTACAAGTTGTTCGGTTTCGAAACGACTGGCAATGTCGATGGTCTCACACCGATGAGGAGACGGGTCTAGTCAACATCCAGATCCATAAGTAGTTTTTTTTCATACACGGTAACCCCCTGGAGGATGCCCGCAAGTATCTGGGCATTGTCGAGTAGGGTAAAGCGTTGGTTGCGGCAATCAGAGTTTTTGATAAGGATCATGACTCGACTGATCATAGCAAGAAGAACGTCGCGATTCGTCATTTTTGTTGTCTTGGTGAAGGCGAGATGTATGCGTGGGCAAGATAAGACATGAATTTTAGAAGTGATGATTATCATCAATCCACTGGTCCACGGAGTTGACATACAGCAGCAACTCCCATATGGAACTGATCTGGGGACACCACAGGCGATCCTCCTTCGGACCCTCGTTGAAATACACAGAGTGCCAGTTCGGCAACCACCGAGCAGTGCCCAGGTTTTTCAACGAGTCATCCACGTAGATGTGCGTCATGTGACCAGGGAATTGCGTGTACCGTCCAGCTTCAGGTTTCAGAGGCGATGTGCTGACGTTATGTCCAGTACAATCGATATAGACGTTGTCGCTGATCGCACGACCGATAGGTACCGCCCACTCAACTGGGCTGTTCGTGAACAGCGTCACCTTCCAGTCCCTCTCGGTCAACTCGTGCAGCTCCTTCGCCTCCTGTTGAAACTCTGTGCCGTAGATAACCTCAGCCAAGTGTTCCATGAGCCGCTTGTCGTACACCTTTTCGTTGAAATCGCTCGTGTCCACCTGGAAAGACGTCGCGAGTCCTCGCGCCGTGTGGCCATGACTGAGGTACAATAAGCGATTCGTCTCGCGGGGGTCCTTGCACTGAGGCAACTTGGCAGCGACGTACCGGACGCAATTGTCCTTCAGATGTTCCATGAGCAGACGGTCACGCAAGACAACGCCATCAATGTCGAGGAGGAGTGACTTGTACATTTCCTTTTCAAGCGCGTCGGTGTTTTAGACAAATTTTCTCACGCACAATTAGAAAATGAACATCTGTCCGACGACATTTGGTCCATACTTTTGGTCGGTGATTCACATGGCATGTCTCAGCGCAGGCAAAGACGTGTCAGATGAAAAGGCGGGTGCTTTGACCCAGTTTTTTGATTCAATGCCCAGCATTCTGCCGTGTAAGCAGTGTGGCAAACACCTCCGTGAAAACCTCGCACTCCTCCCGTTCGACCGCAACGACCCGTTCCGGTGGTCCGTCGACCTGCACAACCTGGTCAACTCACAGCTCAACAAGCCTGAGATTGACTACGACCAGGCGCTTCGGTACTGGTCCACAAAGTGTTCAGGCGGTCCGTCGAAACAAAACTGGACCGTCGCGTTTCTGATTTGCGTCATCGTGTTCCTCGTACTGTTCACTTTCTCGAAGCGCTAATGTCTTCTGTAAGGCGTAACAACCACGGAGTTTCAACCGCTGTTACTAGGTCCGGTGTTGTTATTTCTAGGTCTAGGTCCGGTGTTGTTATTTCTAGGTCTAGGTCCGGTGTTGTTATTTCTAGGTCTAGGTCCGGCGTTAATTGGAACGGAAATATTAATCCTTCTCAAATGATTAAAAATTCCTCTAGTTAATATCGAATTTGCAGGAAGTTCATTGTGTATTTGCCTATAATAGGTTTTCAATTTTTGTACGAGAATATCATTATGGGTAATACCTTCTAAACTATTACGAAGCGATTGTTGTCTGTTATTACGACTAATTACAGGACCATTAGAGCCTATAAGTTTGTTCAATAGTTGATAAAACATAGTTTGCCGTCCATGTCCGCCTCTTCTCTGTGAACGCGATCTTCTAGAAGACCTTTCCCGAGAAGAAAGTGTCGCCTTGATCATAGTTCTAGCCTTTGCTTCTGCATTGGGTCCTCCACCTACTAAATTTTTTATTCTCGTACGGTAAATAGTCTTTTCTGCATTTGGTATACGATTGAATATATTATTAGCTCTAGTTCCTCCTCTAATAAGTCTTTTTAATACATGATTTGCATAGAACATATGAGGAGCAGTACTGAACGCGTTTTTTCTGCCAGCTCGATTTGCGGAATTATAAAAATGAAATGTTTTATGACGTATATTTACACCACTATTGTTTGAAGGATTTGTCGTTACATAAACGACAGGCATTTACAATAGACTGAGATAAAGTTTGCACGCCCTGACATTTCAAGACAAAATGGCGTTCCTTTACCGACGCATATGTGATAGGATGTTGATGGTTCACGACCCGAACAAGAAGTTTTCTGGAACACCGGATTGTGAATACTTTGAGTTTAATAATTCTAACATAGTGTCATACATAGATGAAAGAATGTCTGAAGACGAATTTGAAAAGTTGAATGCACTTTTCAAATTCGATATATGTTTCCATAAAAACTTTCCCAAACATCTCGGGAACTTTGTCAGAGAATACGTTGAAAAAAATCAGACAAAGGATTTTCTAATTTCAGATGATTACGATGAGATGATTCGCAATGCCCTAAAAGACTACACTGAACTGACACTGAAACAACGTATCAAACTTCACATGAAGGAGCTCGACAATATCCGGAAACAACTGCGTCGAGAAAGTCGTATCTGGTTGTCTTAAAAGTACGTAGACACCATTAAACAAGAATGGCACGGTGCTTCCTGTATCGTCGTGAGTGCGACAACATGCTGATGCTCCACGATCCGAAGGAGTGTCGGAATTGGGGAACACCCGAATATCAGTTTTACGAGTTTAACGACAGGAACATCCGTGAAGTGATGTGTAAGGACCGAGAGGCTGGACCTGAACGCATCCCACGTCATCTCGGAAACTTTGTACGGGATTACATCGAACGAAACGCAACCCAGGAACACTTGAAGATTATCGAAAGCGGTGATTACGTCGAGACGGATCGCCTGATCCGGGACGCTCTACGCGTTTACGCCTTCATGGACCCTGCTGAACGGATCCGCCTTCACAAGAAGGAGCTGAACCGTCTTCGTAGTGAGTTGCGTCGCGAAGGGGCGTGGGCTGTGTACTAAAATCCTTTCGACCGAAAGTTGCCCCCGGGTCGTCGGACTTTCCACCTGCGGCGGAAAGGATTAAGTCCGGTGAAGATTCTGGTCTAGGTCTGGGCGGGTCGCATACCAGGACGAACTTATGCGTCCGCGCTGTACAATAAAAAACCTCAGCCCATACTAAAGATGGTCAGGGCTTACACGACCAATGAAGCTATAGAAAAATTCAAAGAAATTCACGGAGATACTTACGATTATTCACATGTAGAATATGTGAATAATAGTTCAAACATAGAAATAATATGTAAAACTCATGGGTCATTCGAACAACAACCAGCGGTTCACATGAGAGGTAATGGGTGTCAAAAGTGTAGTGGGAAGAAAAAACACACCACAGATGAGTTTATATCAAAGCTGAAGAAACTCTACGGAGATGAATACGACTATTCGTGTACCGAATACACAAATGCCAATACTAAAGTTAAAATAATATGCAAGGTTCACGGAGAGTTTGCACAAATTCCTAATAATATACTGAAGATGCACGCATGCCCAGAGTGTACTGATAGGAAGAAAAAGAATAGCGGCGAGTTTTTAAAGAGAGCCAAAGAGGTCCATGATGAGGAGTACGACTATTCGAAGGTTATATATAAAAATTGTCATACGAAAGTCGAGATTATATGTAAGACCCATGGCTCTTTTTTTCAACAGCCCCGCATTCATACGAGCGGTGCCAGATGCCAAAAGTGCGAAAGATTCACCACGTCGAAGATTGCAAGGAATTGGCTGAGTTACTTAAATATCCCCAACCTAAGAACATTTGACAGTCCTCTTGGGGAGTTTACTATACCAGAGACAAGATGGAGGGTGGATGGATATGATGAAACGACGAATACTATATATGAATTTCACGGAGACTATTGGCATGCACATCCATCGAGCAAGAGGTATTCTAAAGATGAACCTCACCCAAGGAAAAGAGGGACGTGGGGTGAAGTATATGAAAGAACCCTAGCAAGAGAACGGAAGATTATAGATTTAGGGTATAATTTGGTGGTCACATGGGAACACGAGTTCCTCGCCTCCTTAGATAGTCGTCAGGGTCGTATTTACCTTTATACCAACTAATCGGGGCTTTCTTTTTGGTAATTAATATGTACTTGAATGTTCTAGAAGTAGCCCATTGAGGTGCAGTTGCTCCCGGGCGACTCCCACCCGTCTTCCACGCTTTAAGCCCTCTGTTGTACACTGTATTCAAGCTTGATTTCGGAATTCCAGTCCGTTTCGAAATCAAAACTTTGTTGAATTTGAGTCCCGGGTACATGCGATGAAACTGCATGGTCCAGCGAGACTTGCGTTTGGTTGCACCCTTGTCCGACTGTCCGAGCATGAGCTTCGAGTACGGCACGCGACGTCGTTTCAAGAGTTCTTTTTTACGCGTGGCTTTCATCGCTGGACTCAGTCCTGAAAAGTAGCGCACTGGCCACTTCATTACTGTAGGTCTAGAAATTTAGAACGTGGAACATTTAGAGAATGATATTTACTTGGCTAAACAACGATGAACTTCGAGAAATCGGCTGGAGCGACGATCACATCTATTCTGGTCTCGTAGCCCAGGTTGCTGCGTTCTTCTTCGTAAAGGACAAGGGTGACGTGTACAACGTCCGGCGGAACTTTATACGCGGATCGTATGACTGTCAAGAGAACGTCACGTTTCGTGGTGAGGAATGGGCGGCTCTCATTACGACTTGGATTTGATTCCAAGTCCTTTCGTTGTCGCCTGCAAGGCGACAGTTTGTAAAGGCTCCGCGCCTCCGCGATCCCAAGTCCTTCGGACTTGATTTCCTAGGACTTGATTTCCTAGAACAGCCTCATCTGAGGCGGCGGTGGAGGTTTCTGAGCCATTGCCTCTGTGATTTTTTCTTGGAGTGGCTTGATGACACGGGCGTACATGACGTACAGGAACACTGAAAAAATGACGAGCAACAGAATCACCCAACGGCCCCACGCCTGTTTCTCCGGCGGTGGTTTCGGTGGTGGTGGTGCGTTCTTTAAGGCGTCGACTATTCGATCGAGTTCGACATCACGCAGAGGCGGTGGTGGCGGGTCAGGCTTGACAAATATGCACTTGAAGCGCAGTGTGAATGCATTGTTTTCAAACCCGTTGAAATCGAGCAACTGGCCACTCTTGTTGATCCAGCGAACCGTCAATCTGTCAAGTTTCACGATGGGATAATCATACTCGACGTACTGTTTGTAATCGCTCGTCTCTTTGTAATTCTTAATCGACCCTCCCGGTACATCCATGGGAATCATACCGAATGAACTTCGTATGGATGAACCTTCCGTCGTACCGTTCACGAGTTTCTTCGCGTCGAGGACGCTGGTCGTACGAAACTCCTGGATATCCAGAAACACATATTCGTTGACTGCTAGATCGACGATGTGCGCAGACTTGGCAATCTCGAGGGTCCCGTACGTCGGGTCAAGGGCATACACCGGATCGGTCGACGCTGGGAATGAACTAACTGTTGTCAAACCGAGTGTCTTTATAGCCTCGGCTGTCAGTGCCGTGATTGTGAAAGAACTCGTGTTTGAGAACAGGTACTTGCCTTCGTCACACTGGAATTCCATCGTGATTGCGTTTCCCGATGCGTTCATGATTGCGTTGGCGAGCCCGTTGGCAGAGTAGTACCCCGGTGAGATTGAAACGTCCGTACTGTCGATTCTCACAAAGTTGTTTCCGTTGGTCACGTTGTACATCGTGTTTGGAACCTTGGCGGCGACGAGATCGATCCGAACAATGTTCTTTATGGGGTTTGTCAAATGGAGCGTGTATTCGCTTCCTGATGGGTAGATTGTCACGTCCCTGTTTGTCGAATCGGCATACGCATACTTGATGACTTGTGAGTCATCCATTCTACTGTGTACTGGGAAAATTTTATTGACGAATAGTAACATATGAATACCGGTCAGCGAAACTCGCAGGGCCGCGTCATCTTCCGCGGTCCACGCGGCGGTGAATACGTCCTTGGGGCGGATGGTCGGAAGATCAGAACGTTCAGGAGGGCAACAGCGCCAGCGGAATCTTCTGCGCTCACTAACGCCAAGGCGCACATGAACACACTCACGACCATTAAGGCTCGTAAGGCGTACCTTCGGACACGATCTGTCAATATGACGAACGCAAACTGGAAGGCGCTCGGTGAGTACAAGAACACTCTGAACTATCGGGCCCGTGCAGCCCGTGAGGCCCGTGAGGCCCGCGCGGCTGCTCCAGCGGTTCCAGCTGCGGCAGCACTTGCCAAAAGACTCTCTAAGATGCTAAAACTCTCAAACAACGAGTACATCAACAAATACGGTACAGTGTACAATGGCCAGGCGAAAATTAAAATCGGTCTAGGATACAGGGGTTACAACAACGCCACTGTGCGCGCATTCAACAAGGATCCAAAGTTCTTGCAAAAATACATCATCCCGTACGTTTCAAACCGCAGACCAAACCAAGAACTCATGGCGAAACTCAAACTCAAAAATACAACCATTCTTCGTGATGGTAAGACGTACGAAGGACGAAACACCTCCGTGTTAAAGAAGGTTTACTTTAACAAAAAAGGCGATTTGTACTACATTTCACTCAATGGTAAGAAGCACAAAGTCGATGGCACTGGGACACACATGTTTTACACAATAAGAAATGCGAAAGAAGTTCGGAGACTCAAACGACTCACCGGTCAGGTGGAACCGAGTTATCCTCGTAGCGCCATCCCACCCGCAACTCCGCTACCGGCGCCCGCGAGACGATCGTCACCCGAGCTTCTGGAAAACATGATGAATCAGATTTACAACGGCGGGCGTGGTTCTAACATCAATGCGGGTCGGTACACGATGGAAGAACGGAACGCGCTTGCCAGACGTCTCGGTGGGTCCATCGCATATTTCAAACAGCACCGGAACGCCAAAAAGGCGGAGGCGGCTGAGGCTCGCCAGACGCTGAGAAACACGGGTGTCACCGGTGTTGGTGCCGCTGTTCTCCGGGCGAAGGCTGCCGCTGCAAACGAGCGCGTCGGCTACTATGACGATGCTGTCCGTGCGTACACCCGTGGTCTGCGCGCCGTCAAGCCTCTATCTGGTGTCGTGACGCCACGGGCGCGTGCCATGCCGAACACACCCAACCGGTACACACCCGCACCTGCAAATGTCACGAATAACGCCGTCTTCGCGAATCTGACTCGCCCACACCTGGTAGTCAAGACACCGGGCGTCGGTACAATTTACCTGAACCCGAACTCGTTCGCGGGGTACATGAAGAATGCGTCACGTGTCATCATCGCCCCGGCGAACGTCCGGAACTGGCTCCGCATGGCCCGACGCAACTTCCCCAACGAGCCGCTGTTTCGCCACCCACTCGCCCCCAAGAATGTGACTGCGAGCCACATTCGATTCTCGCGGGCCTAAAGTCCAACGGCGGACAAGAGGCACTACGTGTCCCTTGGACTTAAATATCCTCGTTCCACACAGCCGTCACGCCGACCAGTGGTGTATTTGCTGTTCCATACGCCGCAAACGAAATCGTGTCCCCCGGGAAGATTGAAATCTCGTAGGGTGTCAGGTCGATGACAGCGAGCGACGTTGCCGATACGACTGTCGAGAACACCTGCTTCCCACCGGACACTGTCACGTAGCTAGTAGGAGCT